GGAGTTCCCTTGGCTATCCCCTTTAGTGACGACACATCTCCTGCTCTCAAGACGGCTATAGCGCAATTGTGGACATGGAGCAACTGGCAACAGAAGAAAGCAGTTGAAGTTCGCTACGGAGCAGCACTCGGGTCTGTGCTGGTGGAAGTCTCCGACGATTGGGAACGAGGCAAGGTGTGCTTAGAAGTCGTGTGGCCTGGACATGTGTGTGATCTCAAACTTGATAGTGCAGGAAACATCAAATCATATGCGATAGAGTACTACACCTATGAAGACAATGCAGGTCAGTACAGGTACAAGAAGACAGTTGATCAGGACTATTTCAAGTATTTCAAGAATGATGAACCTTTTGACTACGGTGATGGGAGCGTGGTAGAAAATCCATACGGCTTCGTTCCCGCTGTCTGGATTAAGCATAGCGATATGGGTGGCGACCATGGTGCTCCTGTCATATCCGGTTCTATGGGCAAAATGGACGAGCTGAACAACCTTGCATCACACGTGCATGATCAAATCCATAGGGTCATTGGCTCGCCTGTCATGATATCTACCTCAACAGCCATTGGGAAGAATATCTTTGATCGTGAGAAGCGCGGACCAACATCCGACTTTGCAGAACCCGCTGCTGACCAGGAGGGTTTGTTTATGCTTAGAGGCCCTGCCGATGCGAAGGTTGCATCTCTAGCAGGTAACCTTAATCTTGCAGACGCTTTTACTCACATGCAGCAACTCGTCACAGAGATAGAAGGCGATCATCCTGAACTCTCGTTCTATCGTGAGTTGCGCACCATGTCGCAAGTCACTGGACCTGGCGCAAATCGCATGATGGGAGACGTTGAGGGATTGATGCTAACAGCCCAGGCCGCGTATGATCAGCAGAATATCTCACTGTTTAGGATGGCAGTAGCCGTTGCTGGTTTCCGTGCGAGCAGTGGTACATGGGGGCCACTCAACGATCAACAGAAGAAATTCTTACCGTTCAATCTCGACTCATACGAGCGTGGGGATCTTGAGATAGCAATCATGCCTCGTCCGCTTCTCACGTCAACGAAACTAGAGCGTGCTCAGGAAAATCTCGCCGTATGGACAGGAGTCGCTGCAGCAGTCAAGGCTGGCGTGCCTCTCGAACTTGTGCTTGTGGAAGAAGGGTGGACTGATGAGGAGATAGCCAAGCTTCAGCAGCTCAAACAGCAAGAGGCAGCGGACGCACAAGCGCAATTTGAGCAGCAGCAAAAGGTGATGGCACAAAATCAACCTCCTGCTCAAAATGGGAACAATGGACAGAATAACGGACAATTGCAAAATATAGGGGGATAGAGCATGTCTAATGTACAAGCGTATATAGCCACAATAGAAGGTGGAAGCTTTGGGTTACGTGACTTTCGCGATGAAATGCCTGGAGTGTGGTTTGGTGTCAAGTATGGGCAATCTGACGGCTTTGGAGCTTTGATAGCAATCACATGGGATGAGGTTGAAGACTTCATGGTTCAAAACAAGGTTAATGACATCAGGGATCTAAATGGTCAAAAATGCATTATAGTTGATGAAGGTGGATTAGTACGTTTTATTAGCCTGTTTCGCCCGAAAGGATAGAACATGATAGTAAAAATGTGCAAAGGCTGGGTAAAAATTGGAGAGACTCTTTATCCAATAGACATAGATGATTTGGATATAGGGGTAGCGCATATAACCTATAACGTTGATATGCCACCTAACACAACAGTCACTATTGATCCACAAGAGTTGTATAGACTTACAGCGCATGCAAATTATGTGGCACCTGAATACATGTACAAAGCACCACCATTAGACCCAGGACCTCCTGAGATGAGCGACAATGATGCATTTGACCTTATGGTCAGCATTAGAGAGGAGAGGCCATGGCAAATCCTACGGGACGACGGCTCCGCATAAGCAGCAAGAGGCCGGATTCAGCAGTGAGTTGGGACGTTTTCCTGACCGATGCTGAAACAGGGGAGCCCATTGACGGTGTTACGCGTATAGTTCTCACAATAGATGCAGGACAGAATCTCAACGAAGCATTGGTGACATATTGCGAGATTGAGGGTGGATCTGTATTGTGTGAAGATGGAGAGCCTGTAAAATTCTCAACAAAAGCTGAAAATGTTGAGATAGACGATTTGACAGCATTCGAGATCATGGACAGCATTAGAAAGGAGAGATAACCCCTACCAATCTCATGCATATCATCATCAGTACAACCTATTGACAAACAGTTGAAAGGACGTTAGACTATGACTATACCTCAGAATACCAATCCAAATCCCCAGGCGGGAAATGGAACGGACCCTCAGCCCCAGGCGGGCAACTCGACACCCCGGGCGGGTAACGAGCCTCAAACTACTGTTTCACTTACTATTGCTGAAGATTTGCAACGACAAATAGCTGAATTGCGAGCTGAGAATGCAAAGCACCGCAATAAGGCGAAAGAGCAAGAGCAAGCAGCACAGGCCGCTGAACAACAACGTTTGCGAGAACAAGGTGAATTCAAACAACTTGCAGAACAATCATCGGCACGTGTGAAAGAGCTAGAGCCTGTACAGGAACGCTATACAGCACTCTCAGGACTTCTTGCAGACCAGATCAAGGCCCAAATCAAGGACTGGCCGAAGGAAGTCAGGGATTTGCTCCCAGGTGATGACACACCTATAGAGGTTCGCTACTCTCAGGTTCAAAAGCTTCAAACTCTTGCGACTCAATTGGCAAGCCAAGCTCAGCAACAGCAACGTGCAAGTCTTCCTGGCAACAAACCAGGGCCGCAACCTAACCAGAACAACGAGCAAACGCGAGAACAGCAAATCAACGACTATCGCGTAAGGCGTAGGCAAACAGGTTCTTACAACCTGTAGTAACAATTTAGTGTGTTTATCTTTTTGACCGCTCTTTACAAGCGGGGAAGGATGATACAAGCATATGGCTGCAATAAGCAAGGTGGGAAATCCTTCCTTAGCTTCCATGAATTTAGACCCAGGCGCCCAAAAGCTTCCTGCATTGATTGCTGGAGAGGCGCTTGCGGCTGGTGATGCGTGCTATGTCAAGTCTGACGGCTTGGTATGGCGTGCCATCGGTACAGCGGCCAACGCAGCGGCAAAAGTGCGTGGCTTTGCCCCTACCCTCATCAACGTTGGTGAACCTGTCTCCCTCATTTTCAACGTTTCCATGAACTACGGCTCCGGTCTTACCCCCGGTATTGACGTTTTTCTTGGTGCTGCAGCGGGCGGTCTTGATACCGCAGCGACCACAGGTGGAACCGCTCCTATCGGATTTGCAGAAGACGCAACACGTCTTTATCTTTTCCAGAGTAGATATTAAAGGAGATATAGATCATGGGTTTTGGTACCAATACCTCCTTTGATACGCTAGCGTTTGCTCGCAACACAACGGTAGCGCAATTTGGAGAAGACAGAGCATTCGACGCGATAGAAATGGCATTTGAAGCGCATAATCAGCAGATGAATGAGATGCTCGAAGAGCTATCTGAGCCAACAACCGATCAAATTAGGGCCTATGGTGGCCCGGACACCATGGCGATGGAAGAGCTAGATGAGCATGGCACGCCAGAAGCTCAGAAGATTTCTGCAGGTGTGACGGTTGGGTTTCCGTGTCGATACTACGGCATCGGATTGCAGTGGACTAGGCTGTACTTCCGTTCTGCCATGGCTAACGAGCTTGCAGCCCAAGCAACGGCCGCTATGGATGCGGATAACAAGATGGTTAAGAGGGACTTGGCAAGGGCCGTTTTCACCCCTACCAACTACAACTTCATTGACCGCTTGCATCCGAAGAAACTGACCTTGCCAGTCAAGGCCCTCATCAATGCGGACAGCTCAGCTATCCCGCTTGCTCCTGATGGAGCGTCATTCAACGCGGCCACACATACCCATTATTTGGGTACATCATCCTTTGCTGCAGCCGACTTGATAGCAGGCATATCCACCGTCAATGAGCACTTTCTTTCAGGCAAGATCCAAATCTTCATCAACATTGCGCAAGAGTCAGCAGTACGTGCATTTTCAGGGTTTACCGCAAGGCTTCCTGTCACTGTTATCGGGGCTATCACTGCTCAGCAGACGGTTGCAGAGTTGGATGTCTGGAATGTAACCAATCGCTGTATCGGTGACTTCAATGGGGTAGAGATATGGATCAAGCCATGGATACCAGCGAACTATGTACTGTTCCTGCACAGTGGTACAGGTGACAAGGTTCTGGTAAGGCGCTCGATCACTGGTGAAAATAGTGACCTCCAGTTACTTTTCGACCTTGAAGAGTATCCATTGCGCTCTAAGGCCATGGCCCGCGAGTTCGGCTTTGGAGTATGGAACCGTGTAGCTGCAGCTTGTCTTCTAACGAATAACGCTACTTACTCCGCTCCGACTATCAACTGATGAGGTGATGTGATGACAAAGAAAGATGACGACACTCAGCAGCCTAATCCACCTTTGGGAGGGACGGATCAAGCACCTACTCCCTCTGCAGAAGGGGAAGAGCAGCCACAGAACACCGCTGGTTTCCAAGTGGGGGAATTTGGAGAGCATCCAACGACAAGTGATCATCGGACCCTTGTTGATGCTCTTAAAGAGGCTTTCACAAAGGACATGGGTCCGATAATTCCCAAGATCGGTATGGATGAAACTATACCGAACGGGAAATATATCGTGCGTGGTCAGCTTGTGAACGCGCACGGCGAGCCTATCGATGAAAAAGGCAACAAGCTCAAAAAGGACTGATTGTGGATAGAACCGCAGCTAACGCGCTTTTAAATCAACAATATAGAGAGTTGACTGTAGATGCTAAGTTCACATCTCAAAACATAACAGATGCGTACTCAGCGGCTATTGACATGTCTTTGAGGCAACTTGGCTATCAGGAAAGCGATCTAGCGACTGCTGATGTTATTCAGTCAAATGTGCTCAAGTACATTGCACTGCTCAACTACTACGCTCTCAAGCGGTTCTCTACTCTGCTCTCGATCAAGTTCGATGTGAAAGCTGGCAGTGGCGCTGTAGAGGCTGCTCGTTCACAAGCATTCAAAATGGTAGCAACCCTTATGGAGCAAGCTGCAGAGGAGTTGACACAATACGGCATCTTTGTAGGCAGCTCGCAAGGCTTCCAAATCGGGACTATGACGCTCGACTTCCAAGAGCCTAGTGTATTGAGTGAGTTTTAGAGGTGAGTATGGCAGATCAAGTACCAAGTGTGGGAAAAGTTGTTCACTATGTGATGTCTGATGGGAGATATCCAGGGGAGCATAGACCAGCGATTATTGTCAAAGTCTGGGATACAGATCCTAAGCCTGACTCTCTAGTGCAGCTCCAAGTCTTCACAGACGGGCCAAATGACTACTTGATAGATGTTCCTGGTCATAACGGAGTTGCATGGCGTACATCGGTTCACCATGACGAAACAGAAAAGAAGCCTGCTACTTGGCATTGGCCCGAGTATGTCCCTGCTAAGGAATAAAGCATGCCAATTTTTACACCAGACGATATGCAGACCTTTGCGGATATCGTCACTGATCTCGCAATGGATAAGCCCTGCACAATAACGAGAACTCCTGAGACCGATGGCCCGTACGGGACGCAGGCAGGCACTCCTATTGTCGTCATTGAGACGGTTTGTCTGATGAAAATGTTGCCTACTCCTTTCTTACTGCAAACTCACGATGACAAGCTGGGAGTGATTGCCAAATGGACTCTGGGCTTTCCTTTGGGGACCAACCCATTAGAGGGTGATGTGGTCAATGTCGAGGGGCAAAGGGTGCTGATATCGCTTGTGAAGGAAGAGTCCTTTGCTGTCATGGATGAAGTCCTTGCAAGTGAGGTGGAATGATGGCCGACGAATGGAACAATTGGTTAAGAGTTGCTGAAGCCATGACACCAGCATGTAGGGAAGCTGTCACTAATACGGCAAAAGCAGGCGAGATACACGTCAAAGCGCAAATTGTGATGAATGGGCAGGTACTCACAGGCAACATGCTCAAAAGCGTGTATTCAAGCACACCAGACGGGAGCACGTACCAAGATGTTGATAGAGGATTGCCTGAAATCACACCTGAGAACGAAACAGAGGCAATTCTAGCGGTATCAGCAGATTATTCTGTGTTTCCCAATTATGGGACTACTCATCAGTCTGCAAAACCGTTCTGGGAGCCAGGACTAGACCAGATGGCTGGTGATTTTGAGACTCAAATGGGGATAGTAGCTCAAAAGCTAGAAGATGCAGGAAGATAAATGAGTGTAGCAGAGGCGGCTTTAGGTCTTTCGTTCTTTCTCACGACGCTTGAAGCTGACTCAACGCTCACCAGTCTTTCGCCGGGTGGGATCAGAGTAGGGGCTATGCCAATAAGGTCAACTTATCCTGGCACGGTCATTGCATTCCAGAGTGGACTTGATGTGATTTATGTAAATGCCAGAAGATCATCAGTGAACGCACTCTATCAGGTAAAAGCAGTCGGAAAGATGGATGATCGGCAGGCGGTAGTGGACTTGGCAAGCCAAATTGACATTGATCTAGGAGGTGACCAAGGGCTCAAGAATGTCTTCATCCCAAATGGGTACATAGGCTCTTGCTACAGGGAATCGCCACTACTCTTGATCGATACTGACAAATCAGGTGTGCAATTCATGCATTTAGGTGGATTATATAGAGTTAGAATACAGCAAAGGTAAGGTGACCAAATGAGCTTTACACCGGAACCAAGCACCATAGGAGTTACAAATCAGGTAGGGGTTGAAGTAACGCCAGGGACGGCAGTTCCGGCGAACAAGCGTATCGACAACATCTTGTATAAGTTCGGGCCTAAAGGCGATTTCAAGAAGACAGCAGGCACAGGGCGCAAGTATCCTAGTGTACAGCAATTAAATGCTGAATGGGTGGAAGGCTCGTTTACTGGCAGCATGGACTACAATAGCATGCTCTACCCATTTACAGGTGCCATGGGAGTGACCACGCCAGTTGCTCACGGCGCGTCAGCAACTGCCAAGGACTGGATCATCGATGCGAGCTTGTCAGGAGCAAAGCAGCCACAGACTCTCTCATTTGAGCAAGGCGATCCGGCGATCAGGGCTCACAAATTCGCGTATGGCCTTACCAGAAAGATCGGTTACAAGCTCGATAGGCAGACTGACGCCTCTATTTCTGGTGATATCCTTGCACAGATCGTCACCGATGGTATCACGATGACAGGCAGCCCAACGGCTGTGGCGCTCTCTCCAATCGTTGGCCAGCACTTCAATTTCTATCTTGATCCAACATTTGGCGCTCTTGGCACAACCCAGCTTTTGAAGGTGCTCAAAGCTGAATTCAACATGGATACTATCTATGGTCCTGCATGGTACCTCAACCGCTCTCTTTCCTCATATTCTGCTCATGTTGATCTTAACCCGAACTCTACATTCAAGTTTATGGTAGCGGCCGACGCCACTGGCATGGCCCTGCTCAATACGATGAGAGATGGCACGACACGGTTTGTACGAGTTGAGGCGCAAGGTCCTGTTATTGACAACAACCAGACGGTGACGATTGGAGGCGGTGCAACCACGGGTAACTTTACCCTCTCGTACAAAGGGCAGACCACCGCAAACATTCCTTATTCAGTCGGTCTTACTGCTGCTACGGTTCAAACTGCTTACCAGCTTCTATCAACCGTATTGACTGGTTGTACAGTTTCAGGTCCGAATGGCGGGCCATATGTTTTCACGTATGTAGGGGCTCTTGCTACCGATACAACAGCCATGACCGCTACAAATGTCAGCTTGACGGGTGGCACACCAACAATTGTCGTTACCCAGACGCAAGCCTACTTACGGTTCGCACACGACATGGCACTGAAGATAGGACAACCATCCGAATGGCAGGACGACAACGGCGTGTATGCCATTGAATGGGACTGCGACATCTTTGAGGATAGCGGCTGGGGCCATGCACACCAGGTGACTCTTACCAACCTTATCACGGCTCTTTAGGACGGAATTATGCCAATCAAACTATCACAGCTCGCAGCGAAAGCGGCTCCGCTCACTCTATGGTTCGATAACGACCCTCTAGAACTTGAGTACTACCCAAACAAAATCACCGATGAGATGATTATGGGATGGAACGAGGCAAAAGCGAAAGGCGAGCGTGGTACTGCTGAATACGTGCAAGAGAATAACGAGACGTTTCTCAGTTTCATCAAGTCTTGGGATTTACTTGAAGATGACGATATCACCACAGTACCGCTCATACCTGAAAGAATGATAAGTGTACCTGTTAGCATCAAGGGATACATCCTAGATGCCATCATGGGAGAGATCCAATCGGGGGAAGCGGGCAAGCCCAAGATCAAGAAGAGAAAATAATGCTTGGGCGCTATCTCGCAACAGACGGACTCATGGGGGAAGTACCTGATTGGTATGTGGTGGGAAAAGCAGCAAAATATTGGGGCGTGCCACCATGGGAGATGATGAAACAGTCGATATTTTGGAGGGAAAAGGCACTGATTGCTATGTCAGCAGAAGCAAGCGCAAGAAAGCAAAAAGAGAAGCTGAACGGAGGACAATAATTGTCGGTCACAGTGAGCCAACTTGCTACAAAAATAGTGATTGAAGGTGCTGTCCAAGCTAAAGCTGATTTGGTAGCTATGGATACCAATTCAAGATTGGCTCAAGCCGGGATGAAAATGCTGCAAAATGCGTCTGCGGATGCGATTAGTAGTCGGTTGTCTGCTGAGATAGACAATGCTCAAGGCGGTCTGATGGACCTTGCGTCGCGTGCCAATGCTGCTGGTCTTGATATCTCCAAGCTGTCCACTCTGCAAGCCAAAGCCGCAGAAAGTGCTGCAAGGTTGGGAGTAGCTGAGTCTCAATATGCTTCTGCTCAGCAAAAAGCCAACGAATTGATCCAAAGCGGGACGGCTTCTGCTGAACAAATTGCGCTAGCTCAATCAAAAGCTGCTTTGTCTGCTGAAAAGGTCAATGTTGCTGAAAATGCCGTGTATGTCGCAATGGAGAAAGTCAACACGGAGTCCAATCGCCTTAACGTTGCGCTCAAAGAGAATGCAGACGCGGCTATTAGCACGGCAAGCGCAATGGATATCGTGAAGAGTGCGATGGCAAATGTCGGCGAGGGCATGCAGTCCGCTATCAATTGGATGAGCGATTTTGCTAGTAAAGCCGTTTCTTCTGCAGGCGAGTTTGTTTCTAGCTTCAATAGCGTCTCGGACGAGATGACCATGGTATCTGACAAAATGGTGACAACTGAAGCAACGGCAAAGGAGTCCTCTGGCGGTTTCCTCTCTGGATTTAAGAATGCAGCAGGCGGTATTCTCGACTTTGGCTCCAAGGTTGGCTTTGCTCTAATGGGTGTGCAGATGGGTGTGCAGATGGTTTCCGGGGCTGTCACTGCTGTTATAGGCCCTGCTGAAGCCTATCAAGAAGTCCTCAAACAGACAAATGACGTATTGAAGAGTACACAAGGCGCTGCTGGCATGTCAGCACAAGCGATAGCTGATCTTGCTACCTCCCTCTCTCACTCCACATTTTACTCACGTGATGCGGCACAAGCAGGCGAAAACTTGCTCTTGACCTTCACGGGAATAGGCAAGGATGTATTCCCGCTCGCAACCAAGACCATGCTCGATATGTCTAAGGCCATGGGTCAAGATGTGAAGAGCACGGCTATTCAGATGGGTAAGGCCCTAAATGATCCTGCCAAGGGGCTCACGGCCTTAACCCGTGTGGGTGTGACCTTCACAGACTCTCAGAAGAACATGATCAAGAGTATGGTAGCGGCTGGTAACACGGCTGGTGCTCAAAAGATCATGCTGCAAGAGCTTCAAAGGGAGTTTGGTGGCTCGTCTGACGCAACGCAGACGCTGGCAGGTAAATGGGAGATACTGAAAAATAGATTTGAGGAAGTCAAAGAGAATATCGGGAATTTCCTCCTGCCAATCCTCAGCAATCTTGCAAGCTTCGTGATTGACCGCATCATGCCTGCTCTCGATGATTTTGGAAATTGGTTCTCAAACATCGCTATGCCAGTGCTGACGGCCTGGGGCCATGCTCTTCAGGTCTATGTCATCGACAAATTCAATGATCTAAAGACATTTATGGATAAAAACGTTATGCCTAAGCTAGTAGAGTTCTGGAGTTATGTCACGACAAAGATCGTACCTATTTTAATCGTTTGGGGACATAACATACAGGTATACGTTATAGACAAATTCAATGATTTAAAAGCATTTATTGAGAAGAACGTCATGCCTGCCATCTCTACATTTTGGGGATACGTTCAAACGAAGATTGTACCTATTTTAGTATCGTGGGGACATAACATACAGGTCTATGTCATTGATAAGTTTAACAATCTTAAAACGTTTATAACGTCTCAAGTTCTACCTAGGTTGGCTGAATTCTGGTCATTCGTTCAAACGAAGATTGTGCCTACACTGCAGGTGTGGGGAAACAATATCAAAATATGGGTTATTGATAAACTATCCGATCTTTGGTCGTTTATTAAGACAAAAGTTATGCCTAGCCTGTCCGATCTTTGGTCATTCATCACAACTCAGATAGTGCCTGTGCTCGTTTCGTGGGGGACCACTATCAAAACGTGGGTTATCGACAAGCTATCTGATCTTTGGAGCTTCATCACCACAAAGGTTATGCCCAAGCTCGTAGAGTTATGGTCATTTGTTCAAACTCAAATCGTGTCTGCCTTCAGCAATTGGGGTCAGAAGATAGCAGATGTGCAGACAAACATAAGCAACTTCAAGACGTTTATTGATACACAAGTGATACCAGTGATAAAAATGTTGTGGCAGTGGATTAATGATCATATCGTGCCTGTATTTCAGTCATTATGGGATATAGCAGTCAAAGTTAGCGGGAGCCTCGACAGTCTAAAGACAAGCACAGGCCATTTGATGGATTCATTAAAGCATCTATGGGATGTTGTCTCACCTATTCTTACTCCTGCTCTGGAATTTCTTGCATATACAGCAGGAGTGGAAGCCGGAGGCAAATTTGATGGATTGAAGCAAGCCATTGACGTTTGCGGTGATGTGCTCAATATGTTTGTAAAAAACGTGAGTATGGGAATTGATGCATTAGCAACGCTGATTGACTGGCTTGCAACGGCTATTGGGTGGGTAAATGATTTTGACGCGGCTATCACCAATGCAGCAGCCGATTTACTGAATATGGTTGGCATCCAGGCATCACATGTGGATAGTAGTGGCAAGCCTATAGCCCCATCTGGTGGTACAGGCGGCGGCGCTGTCAAAAGTTTTGCCTCTGGCATAGAAAACTTCGGAGGTGGATTTGCCTATGTACATGCAGGCGAGATCCTTACCTACCTGCCGAAGGGATCGAATGTGTATAACCCGTCCCAATCAGCAAATATATTGAACGGAGCAGGGCTTGCCTCTACAGGATCAGGGCTTCAGCAACAGACTGTCCACATCCATAACTACATCGATGGCAAGCAAATCACCAACAACGTCGGACCTCGCATCATCAAGTCAGCCCGCACGAACGGGCCATTGCGAGGCAAGCTATGACAGCAACCGCAATCGCTATCACCATAGCAGGAAGCTCATACAACGTCTGGGAGGGCTCACTCAGCTTGCCTGACCAGATAGAGCAACGGTCAAAATGCTCATTCATGGTACATGATCCCTCAGCCTCTTTCCTCTTCAAAAAAGGCCAGCGAGTTATTGTGAATGACACATTAGAGGGCTTACTGTTCGATGGGCGCATAACCGACATTGTAAGAGATCCGGGTGTGGGTACAGACATGTATCACACTATCACTTGCGTTGATAGAATAGCAGACCTCGACGGACAAACGTCAAATAAGCTGTATGTCAATCAATACGCTGGTGTTATTGCAGTTGATCAAATAAAAGACCAATGGGTAAACGGCATTCTTGCCACATTTGCGCTAGATACAGACACGACACAAGCCAACTTCAAGGAAGGTAACCTGAGTGGGACGGTTGCTTCTGCTAATGTAGACGACGGGAATTTGGAGTTAGCCCCGGCTGGCGCTGCGCTCAATATTGTCGAGAGTACAACTAGCAATTTCAGCACAGGCACGCTCACGAACACCACAGCGGCCAGTAACACGCTCGCACCGACTGCGACTAGTAGTATCAAACTTGTTGGTACAGAGTCCCTGACCGATAGCGGAAACGCTTATTCCTACATTCAGATATTCCAAGGTGGTGGCATTGTCGTTGTTGGAAGTCGGTACCTTGCATACGATGTCTGGATTGCAGACGGCTCACCATCGGGTCAAGCGGGCGTTGACATGGTGTTCACAGATGGAACCAAACTCAGAGATACGGTACAGGATTATAGATACTATGACTCACAAAATATTCCACCACATCCAAATCAGGAGATAGGACAGTTTGCTAAGGGACAGTGGTATCATCGGACCTTTCTGCTTGATAACTTTTCAGGTAAAACGATTGCATACGTTACCGTCGTATTGGAAGGGAATGTACAAGGAACCTACACAGCATACTTCAAAAACATCAATGAGGTGAATAGCAGTGGTACAGTTATTAATTCATTCTTTAATGGCACATTTGGTGTAAATCCACCTAGAATGTTGTTCAATAGCGGCTATTCACACGTATCTTGCACACTTGTCAATACGTACGACTGTTCTATAGCTAACCGTGTTAGTTCATCATATAGTATGAGTCACGTAAATATACTCAAAAGCACCTTCATATCATGGCTAGCAACTGAGCCCGCTAATACCTCTGTACAGATTGAATATTCTATTGATGGGGGAAACAGCTATACCGTCTGTACAAATAATAGCCCACTTCCAAATCTGCCTGCAGGCTTGAATGTAGCAGGAAAAAGCATTCAGTTCAGGCAAACATTCCTACAATCAGAGAAAGCCCTACCTGACGATATGCCCTTCCTCAAAAGCATGCACGTCTCTCTTGTACCCTCGTATACGGCCACAAAAACAGATGCGGTGTGGAGCGGCACGACGAATGCAGAGTGGAACAATGTCGGTATGACCTTTACGAATACACAGGTCCCAGGCGTGCTCTTGACGCTATTCCAGTCGGTCAGAGAATGGTCTACTGCTGATCTCTCAGGCATGACATTGTATGGAGCGGGAGCATCAGGCCCGGGGCCTACAACTGTCAAGCTGTTCTGCAATCGTGGGAATCTATGGGTTGCAACGGGCGTGTCGATGGAGGGCCATGCTCGAGCGGACTTTGTAGGATCATGGCAAAATGGCAGGATAGATTGTGATGTCTATTTTGATCGTACAGATGCTTTTGCATCAATTGAGTACAGGCGTACGAATGATAGTAACTATGATGCTAATTACGCATATGCTGCTCAATTTGCGCTCAACACGGTATCTTTGCAACGTGGATCAAACAGCTCTGCAAGTTCAACGGGCGTACGAACTCAAGTAGCTACTGCTGCTACTGGCCTTACAACGGCTGACTGGCATCATGTCACCATCATCTTTAACGGTTCCAATCATCAAATATGGGTAGATGACGTTGTACTCATTAATGCAACGGATAGCACATACACGGCATCAGGACATGTTTCATTTAGAGCATCAAATGCAAACGTGTCATCGGGGTATCAGGGCCAATTTAACAATTTTGGCATAACTGTTGTAGGGCTCAGCGGGACCTTCCTCAATCCATCCACATCATTGACGAGCTTAGGGACCTATCTCAATAGCGTGATTAGCTGGCAAGATGAGAGCATCAACGGACAAAATACAAGCCTGCTAGTCGAGAGCACAATCAATGGCGGAAGTTCGTTCCAGACGTGTACGAATGGCGGGCCCGTCAACACCAACTTTACCCCTGGCCAGTCGCTATCAGGTATCTCTTTCCAGCTCAGAGTCACGCTGGCCACAGCAAGTGCTAGTGCGATGCCACAACTGCAAAGTCTCGTAGCGCGAGTCTTGGGAGGATTTAGTAGCACAGGAACGCGGATCCACAAAGCTCTACTCCTGACAAACGTCGATGTGTGTGGATCCACGATTGTGGCTTGGAACGCTCTTACACCAGTAGGCACAAGCGTAGCAGTGGCTACGAGCTTGGATGGCATAAGCTATACCAGCATCGCAAATGGTGGATCCATAACAGGTATCACTCAACAACCCGCGCCCACCGTTGACAGCTTCAATCTCAATACAAGCGGCTCGTATATCATGACCTTCCAAGCAGGTGGGAATATTGGTGTGTGGAATTTTGATACAGTCAACTCGCGAGTAACCGTAAATAGCGGACTAGCTACCGTTCTGCTCAACTCTACGATATCGGTCAAAGATGTGGATGTGTATATGGATGCAGACGCTCTCAATCAGGATGGATTGGTATGGAGATGGCAGGATGCGAGCAACTTCTATGAGCTATTGGTATTCGATGCCTCTTCTGATACAGGAACAACCAATATTCTCAAATTGTTCAAAATTGTCTCAAATGTCACGACGCAAATAGGCTCAAATATCGCTATCAGCTTTAAGAGAGGACAACAAATTCGATTTAGAGTGCTGATGGTGGGTACATCTATTCAAGTATGGATGGATGGGACGCGGCTTATCAATACGACGGATGCGGCGCTCGCAGGTCCTGGCAAGGTTGGTTTGATGCATGTCAGTGGCACGGGAATAAATGGTGGAAGCTTCCATCTGCTCAGGATACAGCCACAAGGGGACAATCTTACAGGAAAGCTGGTCTACGTCAAGGAAACTTTGACCAGCACAGATCCGATCAGCACACCACAAATCACCAACACGACCACGCTGGTCACCAATCCCAACATCGGCATGGGGAGCCTTGTTCCACTTGCAGATTATAGGAACACATACAAAACGGACAATATCAAAGATCTTGCTAAGAGGTCTAACTACTACTGGAATGTGAAACAAGACGGCTCTTTCATCTTCCTTCCAAGAACGGCTGTTCCTGCGCCATGGGTCCTGTCCTCTAGCAATCCACCTGACATTCTTGATGAAGGATTGAGCCTAGAGGATAGTGCAGACGCTTACAGGAATAGACAGACACTCATCAATGTGCAATCCACTATTGTATCTGTAGAGCCACTAACAGGGAATGGAACAGACACGACGTTCACATTAGGCTTCCCTGTTGTTTCTATGACTTCTATGTCACTAAATGGGCAAGTCAAGACATTTGGGTTGAAAGGGACAACGGGAGCGGATTTCTACTATGCCGTAGGGGATAGCGGGATCACTCAGGATGCAAGCGGCGATGTGCTGCAAAAGGACTTTGACCAGTTGGTCGTGAGCTACGTCGGCCAGACGACCACGACCGTTACGCGGGACAACACAGGCCAGTTTCCAGGGACAACTTCACAGAGAGACTACCTAGACCAGTCGGGTCTATCCATCCCTGTACAAATTGTCCTCAATCAGGCATCGGCTGTGGTCTCAGCGAGCGGGAATAGCGACGATCTAGACGTGAGCCTGGTCAGGCGCATAGCGTTCGATGCCAACATCACAGCACAGAGCGGGACGTCACCAACGGTCAGATTTTTCATTGATCGCAAGGCTACCGATGGAAGCTATGTCCAAATCTATGACAGTGGTGTGATATCTGCCCTCACTCAGGTCTCTACCACGATAGGCCCTAAATGCACAGTGACTGAGGTCCTAGGTACAACAGTTCGTGCGAGGTGGACTATCGGAGGATCTGCAGGCCCTACCAAGACCTTCTCTCTCTCCATCCAAGGCCGTGTAGACCCTGCCATCGCTGGCATCGGGATAGTAGAGGCTGTGGAAGATGTGAGCAGTATGAACCTAGACGTGCCTGGGGCTCAAGCTCTAGGGGACTCTCGACTGCAACAGTTGGGAGTGATAGGGCAAATACTCAAGTTCAAGACAGAGCGGACGGGGCTCGCAGCGGGTCAATACCTCACTGTGTTGCATCCTGTGCTCAAACTCAACGACGCGGCCATGCTTATCACGCAAAGCACACGCACACAGAAGTCTTTTATTGACTCAGGTTCACCATCGCAGTGTTATCGTTTTGATGTAACTGCAACATCAGGGCCTTCTTTGGGCGATTGGGAAGCTACTTTGAATAGCACACTATAAGGAGTATAAACGACATGAGTAAGGTAGTTCTACTCAATCAAGCGGCGGCCATGAAAACGTCAAATAGTGATACAGGCAATATTCCATGGGGGAATGCATCAACGATTGCAGTAGACGTTATTGTGACTAATCAGCAAGGGACAAGCCCAACACTTCAGATACTTGTAGACCGTCTAGGTGCCGATGGAGTCACCTATTTCAATATGTACGACAGTGGCGCTATTTCAGTGAGTACTGCTAGTACAACACCTGTTGTGATTAAGCAGAGTATAGGCCCAGGATGTACAAAAACTGAGGAGATTGGATCGAGCGGACGTGTGAGATGGGTTATTGGTGGGAGTGCAACACCTGGAGCCCTTTTTGCAATCTCGATTCAGGGGGAGTAAAGGAGGATTTATGGCTAGATATGCATTGCGATTCGGGGGACCTGTCTTATTGCCTGATTTGGTTATTCCTCCTGCAAATATCACATTGTATATGCGCGGGAAGGGTGCTCCTAATGCAGCCAGAGTAAGCATAGTATCAATAGATTATTTCTCTCCTGTATTTGTAGGAGATATTGGCAATCCACTTTGTATGCAAGTTTTGCACAAAGACGGATCGATTGTCAGCATATTAGGAGCAACAATATCTATGGAGCTGCAAAGCGTTACAAATCCTGCAACAATTAAGGTATGCACGGCTCCATGGGTAATAAATCCTGCTGATGATGGCAGAGCTTTTTATCCTTATCGATCAGGGGACTTAGATACAGCGGACTCATGGAAATTATGGATCAAAATGCTTATCAAAGGAGAGTCTGTCCATCTTGACGATGGAGCAGGAAGCCCTAAAGTGCTTGTGATTGAGCCCTTACCGTTAGGAGTTTAACCCTTTAGGGGAGAAAGAGAAAAGACAATGCCAGTAACAGGCAAGACTATCCTAGATGCTGCTGATATCCCACAGAATAGTGTGATTGTTCCTGGGAATCCCGCGCCCGTGCTCATGCGTGGATCGACAAATGTATCAACGGACAACAACGACAATACAACCACGCCTGTAAGCTTCAATCTTGAGCAAATTGGAGAGATAATTTTCACACTTGGACAGAAGATCAAAGACCTTTCCATTTCTGTAGCGATTGCTACTGATCAAATTGTCTCTATTCAGCAATCTGATCTGTCTGCAACGGGCGTGATTAATGCTGCTCAACCTCTTATTGGCACACCAGTTGCAGGTGCGTCGGTCACTCTTGTACTCGGACAAGGTCAATCATCCTGGAAAGCTCAGCTTCTCGCAGGAGGCGGCGGGTTCACATCAGCTACCACGATTGTTGTAGACGGCTCTCCTGATGGTGGTACGACATGGTATAGCAAATCATTCAAGGTAGCTGGTGTTACTCCAAATAATCCACAGTCAAGCATTGTTGGTCCTGGGCCTCTCGAATTGACAGGCAACGCGGCGTCTCTCACACACATCAAAGTGCGATGCTCTGTCCTCAATTCGACCGAGACGATCAATGCCAGGATCGATGCAAGCGCGGCTATTGGTGATGTGGGACTGATGGGGTCCTTACCCGCAGGACAGAACCTTGTGGGCTACGTTGAGGACATCGAACAGCAGGGCTACATTGCGCTTACATCGCCACCTGCTACAACGAATGTAGGAACCGTAACTACTTTGACCTTTTCTCAGCAAGTAAATAGAGTGGAAATCACGAATGGAGGTCCTGCTACCATAAACTACTCTTTTGATAGCGATCCGTGTACTGCTGGTTCTTTTTATCTTGTTCCTGGTGCCTATTTAAACAAGCCGAAAAAAGTAACTACCGTTAATATCCTTACAGCAACAGCTCAAAATATTAACGGAAGCACAGCAGGCAATATCGGCGTGAAAGGATCACTGTAATGAGTGGAACAACTTTAGTAGTACAACGCAATTCTACCGTCATTAACGCTTCAGATTATGCGGGCGGTCGTATTCCTGACGGGGTAACCGACTTTACTACAGTAATTCAGGCAGCACTCAATCAAGCTCATACCAATGGTGGTGGTACCGTCCTTGTTCCATTTGCAGGGAATGGGAATTATGTAATTAGCTCACCACTTGTCATTTATAGCAATACCACTCTGACCGTAGATCCAGGCGTGACAATAACAATGTCTGCAGGTGGAAACACCAACCTACTCAAGAACGCCTCAACCATTCCCTCTAGAACAGTTGCAGATGCTGTTACAACCGCAGCTTCTACAACAGTCACATCAGCAACCGCAAACTTTCAGGCTGGCGACGTGGGTAAAGCTGTGGGCGTACTTGGAGCGGGACCAAATTACGGACTCTCAACAGCTCCAGGATCACTGTATGGCACGATTGTCACCGTCAATAGCACAACAAGCGTGGTTCTGTCCGTTGCTGCAACAAGCTCTAAAACGAATGCAACACTAGCAGTATTTCCTGCTAGAGATACCAATATCACGGTTGTGGGCGGTTCATGGGATCGCGGTAATGCGGACTCTGTGTATCAATCACTCAATAGCCATAGCTTCTTCTTTCGTCGTGTCGATGGTCTGTTTTTCTCACAGGTCAAACAAATCAGCAATGGTAGCCAAGGAATCGGTGGTCGATACGGATACTCAATTGCAGATGTCACAAAAGTTTTTGCTGAGAAGCTCGACTTTAACGTGGCAGGTGGAGGTATTCAGTTTGCAGGCCCTGCTCAGTACGTGACAATTCGTGGAATGACAGGCTTTTCCGGTGATGACCTGGTTGCTTTTGTCGCGACAGATGGACAAACGCAAGTCGGATCACTGCTGGGGGATGTGAACGGATCAATGACCGACATTCTTGTCGAAAACCTTCAGTGCAACAATGCCTATACTGCTCTCAAGATTGCATCGGGTATCGGCTCAAATAATGTCGCAAATACGATATCTAGGTTCAAAGCGCGTGATATCTTCGGCTCTACGATTTTCGGTCCTGTCAACATTGTTGATTACGCAGGTGCAACTACGTTTAGTGGTGAGATTGAAAATGTAAGCGTGGCACCCGGGGCGAATCAGCCGCTTATCAAGATTGCAGCAACAAATGCAGGAGAGGTTATTCTAAAGGGTTTTAAATTTCCTAACCTGAGTACACCTAATACGGGCGTTATTAAGGTAGACCAACCCGTCACAAGCTTGATCATTAAAGATCTTGAGTTTATGTCTGCAAGTGCGACATCAGGCGCGATCATTCAGGTAAATACCACCTCTATAGCAAATCTCGTTATTGACGGTGCCCATACGCCGCTTAATCCAAGCGGTACCATCCACCTCATTCAGTTCAGCACAGCAAGCACTACAGTTACATCAATGCGACTGAGTAACATCTATCGAACATCGGGCGGGAATACAGTCAATGTAGTTGCTGCGAGCTATACATTTACAGATGTGCAATTTAACAATGTATATGAGTCAATAGCATCTTTGTTTGTTGCATCAGCAGATAGTGCCAACACAGTCAATATAGGGGCAAGCAACTGCCGATGTACCGGAGCGTTGATCATCCTGCAATCGCCTGCCAATATCGCATTAAACAATGTCAAGCATAGTCAGTCAGGCGGTGCTGTTCGTGCCAATTCCGCAGCTGCAACTCCCGTGCGTGTGCTTGGAGCAAACGTAGCGGTATCAGGCGGTACACTTTTTACTCGTACCGCAGCACAAGCTCTGTCCGCAAATGGGTTGACCTTACTGCAAGATATATCACTCCTGACACCAACCGATCAGGATATTGTCAATAACAGCAATGGTGCTCTCAGTTGTGGTGCGGGATTGTGCATTTTCCACACGGGTGGTACAGGGAATGGATGGAAGAATCTGTACTCAGGGGCCACGTATTAGGAGGAATTATGGCAGTCTACATGTCTGCATTCTCAGCTTTGCGTTTCGCACGACGTGCAGCATTGTATTCCCGTCGCCACGCAAGATTGTTCTTTTGCCAATCGCTATTGCGCTGCTTGATCTTGTCGGGATCTTCTGCATATTGGAGGTCATCGCGGCGTTTATCGCCTGCCTTAGCTTTCTCAGGATTGTCCTTGCGCCACTTGGTGTGAGCGGCTTTCTTGTTCTGACGGCGCTCTTCATCGGTAAGTTTTCGAGGTCTGCTCATAGCGCAAGTGTAGCAAATCTCGACAATTGAGGCAATATGCCAAGATGTTTCACCGTGCGAGAGGGATAGTTGAGCAGACGCACACGCTGGTATAGAATGACACATCATAAGGAGAATGAAAACGACATGATTTTTACACGTGAGCAGTGGTGTAGGGACGTGCTAAATCTCTTGGGTAACACGTCTCCTTCTGAACTGCTGATTAATTTTATGGTGGGATGGACTTGCTCTGAAACAAAAACAGATTCAGGAGCATTATTTAACTTGCTCAATTCTACACATGAAGCTCCTGAATCTACTGATTTCAATGCAACTGGTGTGCAGAACTATATCTCGTATGAGCAAGGCATACAAATGACTGTAGAGACACTAAACGGCAAATATTATCCTAGTCTTCTATCAGCATTAAAAAATAATACGATAACAAATCCTCTTAGTCTTGATATTCTTGCAAATTTGCATATGTGGTGCGGAGGCTGCGGATATGGAGAGAACTTTGTTCATCTTGGAGAGTTGCATAGAAACGATACATTTGGAGGTATCATGCAAATTATTCCGTTGTTCAACAATAACTGTTTTAAAGGTGCGAACAATCCACGTTACATCATCCTGCACGGGACAGCAGGGGGCGCTAGTGCTTTGAACATCGCCCAATACTTCAAAGGAACTGAAGGAGGCAATAACCCTACTAGTGCTCACTATGTCATTGATCAGGCAGGTGTCATTTATCAATGCAATAGTGAGGATGATGGTGCGTGGGCAAATGGAGTAGTTTCAGCAGGGCATGATCCATGGTGGAATGTGAACGGTAATCCCAATCCTAACAACATCACCATCTCAATTGAGCATGTAAAACCTGATACAGCGAACGCTACTCCGCTCACTCCTGCCCAGCAGGCTGCAAGTTTTGCGCTCGTAGCTGATATTTGCGAGCGGAGAGGAATACCTAAACGCCCTGCCGATGCATTAGGCGGAGTGACCGGACACTTTTCAATAGATCCTGTGAATCGCGCACGCTGTCCAGGTCCGTACAATTGGGACGCTTTGTGGGAGCATTTAGCAGGAAATCAACCGGAGGATATACCAGTGACCATCGATTTAACAAACGCTACTGTTGCATCACACTTTACCGGAGATGCTAATCAGTGGACATGCAAAGATACGAAATTTACTCTGCATGGTGAAATCCTGACTTTCTATCAATCCTTTGGAGGTAACTCGCTATGCGGGCTTACACACCTGGGATTGCCTCTATCAGCAGAAACGCCCATTCTCGGCAAACTAGGGACGGTCTACCAACGCTTTGAGCGTGGCGTACTTGCATTCGATCCCAACAAATTAACCGATAATCCGCCAGGATCGGGCCGTGTGTACTTGCTCCATATCGATAGCGGGCTGGGCCAAGACCCTCGAGTCGCCATTCTACAGGCACAGGTAGACAATCTCAAAAATCTGCCAGTGGTAGCCAATTTAGAACAAATTACCACTATCGGACAACGTATTCGTGATGACGTCGATCTTGTTGTAAAGCTTGCTACAGTCATTTAGGAAAGGAAGTGATACTATGCTGCATTTTCTTATGAATTGTCTTAACCCGCTCGCTGTCCTCATGCTGTTTACGGGAAGGGACATGTACCAAATGAGCTTAAATACATGTCCCTGAAAGATCTAAAGGATATTGGTGTAGGCATGAGAACCAAAGATACGTATCGAAGCCTCGTTATAGGCACAAGCAGCTTCTTCGGCGGTATCAAAAGCACCGAGGTAGATGTGTTTTCCCTGGTGTTTAATTTGTGCTACCCAGTGGTTTCGCCTTTTCTCCCAAATTACACCGCGATAACCGCTTGTATTGCGTTTGTAAAGTCGTCCTACGGTGCTTTCAACCTGGATATCTGGCAAACCTTCATTGATGCGTGCAAAATCCTGATAATAATGCAATGCCGCCTTGTTGTATTGAATGGCAGCTTCTTCTGGAGTGTCGTAAAGTCCCAAATGAATGAATTTGCCGTCAACAGAAATAGTTGCCCTCCATTTGTTTTGATGAGAAAAAACACCCTTGTAAGGGCGTGTGCTAGAAATCTTGCCACGATTCATAACATTTTGTGCAATTGTAGCAAGTCGCAAGTTTTCTCTCCGATTATTCAGCGTATCCAAATCCTGATGATCCGTGACTTCTTGCGGATGAGGAAGCAAAGGGCGTCCGAGTTTGCGCTCCAAGATCGTACGATGCAAGCTAATGCGCCCATGCTGTTGCGATATGCCACTACCATGGCGTACGGCATATCCTCTTTGCACATGCCACTTGTATTGAGCCAAATCGCGATCTATTTCATCAATCAAGGCAAATTTGCCTTGAGAGAGTGGGATGAGAATTGTAGGAATATTGTTCTGAGGGGAGCTGAGTGCGTCAAAAACAAAGGTGTGCTGAGTGAGGTTTTCTGGTATACTGGTGTCCATAGCAAGAGTTCCTTTCTTGTTATCACGGCTCCGGCTATTCCAGTAGCGCGGGGCCAAAACCATGTCAATTTGACCTCTTCAGTATACCACAAATCGGCTTCTCAAGCAAGTTTAGGAGGTGTCACATGCCTTTTTTATTAAAACTAGTAGAACCTCACGCGGTTACGGCTTTATTCGTAGCGGCTTCCTGCCTCTTCGGTTTTGGCTATCCAGGCTATCAAGCTCGCAATTGGGCATGGGTACTTTGGCTTATCATTGGCATTCTTGCCATAGTTTCTTGGGTCATGCTCGTATTCTCTTGACGTCTCTGTGCTCTTTGCAGTAAAGGCGATGTATGACAGATCAGTATGGAAGAGATCCGCGTGTGGACAAACATGAACAGATCCTTGACAAGCTCGTAGAGCAGCAAATAAGGATAGAAGAGATATTGAAAGTACAGATCAGGCGTGCTGATATTCAAGAAGCAGCACTAAAAGACAAGGATGATGCTGACCGGAAACGGGATTTGAAGTTAGCGGAAACGCTCGCGACAATGGGCCAATCTATGACCATGATCAAATGGGTAGCGGGACTCATAGGTGGCACTCTTATCCTCAATTTTGCTCAGCATTTTCTACCTAAGTAAGGAGGTGAGTGCTTGACACTTACTGTAGTAGATATCACTCCTATCATATTCTGCTTGATAGGGATAGTTATACCGCAATTCTACAGCAACACAAAATATAAGGCTGCTGTGATTGTTGTATGTATGTTTATTGTTTCGTTCGCTGGCGCTTGGATTATGCAGGTATCATTCAAACAACCATTTAGTATGATGTTTTCGCGTCTATTCTCGTTGATAGGAATATCACACGTCGTGTTTAGTACATCGCAGTCGGCCATGTATTGGAAAGTCGTACTCCAAAGAGTAGGATTTTACAAGAAAGAAGAGGAAGAGGAAAAACCATGAACGTACCTATTGTCAACGTTATTATCGATCAATTTGCTTTGTACATCCTACCACCACTCATAGCATTTGTGTGGACTACTGGCGTTGTATACGCTCGCAAGGCTGGTGAGAAGCTTCCATCAAATGTGCGTAAAGTACTCTGGGACTATGCGAACACAGTAGTCAAAAGCGTCATGCAGAAGGCCAATGAGGACTGGACGGATGAGCAGAAGAAGACCTATGCAGTAGGTGAGATACGACTGCTTCTCAATAAAGTAAGCAGGAAAGTGAGCGCCATGGTACCGGACGAGCTGATAGGCCATGTTGTTGAGCAAGTCATCTTCGAGATCAAGAAGGCGATTCCCCCTGTAGACCCACCTACACAACCTGCAATCAGGAGAGCAAGCCTATGAGCCTGCAATCAGCTCAACAGGATATCATCGATGCACAGGCTGCGCTCCTAGCCCTAGGGACAATCACACCAAGCAACTTTGATCAGGCACGTGTGCAGATAGCAAAATGGAATAATGCCCAGCTCGAGATACAGAAGTATCAGAACGAGCAGTTTCGCCCCGACGCCTTCAGCTTGATCAATCAAATTCAGTCGGCAGCAGCAAATAGTGACAAGGTGAGCGTCATTTCACTCTTCTTGCGCAAATTTGCCGAATATGCTGCAACACAGACGCAAGCTTTAGAGCCGACGCATCCTACTGTAAAAAGTATTGTAGATGCTATGGGGCCAATGGGCACGGGGAATTAGGAGAGGGATGACGGAGGATACAGGAGTCGAACCTGCATAGGTTTTATCCTAGACGGTTTAGCAAACCGCTTCAATACCGTTATGACAATCCTCCAAGGCCCCTAACAGGACTTGAACCCGTAACATGCGCTTTACAGGAGCGCTGCTCTACCATTGAGCTATAGGGGCAAACGGTAGAGACACGAGTCGAACGCGCTAGGCTGTTACACCCGACTGTTTTCAAGACAGTTTCCCACCGTTGGGCTCTCTACCAAGGCAAGTATAGCACCTTTTGCAAGGGGAATCTAACAGGAGAACAAAATGTACATTGTCGTAACAGAAGTGGAAGATGAGCAGAAGATGAGCACTATTGCTACTCTTCTCTACAAAGAAGGCACTTTCATTGTGTGGAAGTTTTTTGGACATCCTGACGATATAGAGCGTCTTGGCATCGCTATCAAAGGAATGGTACTCATACAGGTATAGAAGGAGATTAATTTGACACAACACGCATATGGTAGGCTGCCTGACCTGGAAGATTTTAGAGATCACACGTTTCAAATGGCACCTAGTGTTGCGCTGCCACCACTAGTCGATTTGAGGCCACAGTGTCACGCGGTTGAGGATCAGTTGAATTTGGGAGCCTGCACATCTTTCGCCGCTGGCGAGGCTATCAGAATGGCTAGAGAGAAACAGGGGCTACCTGACTTTGTGACCTCGCACCTTTTTCTCTACTATAATTCTCGCTCTAAGAGCACAAAGTCCGTTGACGCGGGAGCGACGATCAGGGATACCATCAAAGCTGCAGCAACCTTTGGGGACTGTGCGGAGACCGACTGGCCGTATGATATCTCCAAGTTTGCGAGCAAGCCTCCTGCTCAAAGCTATACCGATGCCAAGACAGATAGAGCGATTAGCTACTTGAGAGTTGCGCAGAGCTTGACGCAGATCAAGAATTGCCTAGCTCAGGGATTTTCACTAGACATCGGCTTTACTGTATACCAGTCATTCGAGAGTCAACAAGTAGCAGATACGGGAATAGTGCCTATGCCAAGCAAGAGAGAGTCAGTCTTGGGAGGACATAGTGTGCTTGTTGTGGGCTATCGTGACTCTGATAGCCGTTTTATATGCAAGAATAGCTGGAGTGCGTCATGGGGAGACAAGGGATACTTTTACATGCCATATGCCTACTTGCAGGATAGTGGACTTTCAAGCGATTTCTGGACGGTGCGAGCCATCGGATAAGCTTGTGTAACTTTTTGACAAAAAGAGAGGGTAGAATTGTATCTACCCTCTCTTGCTGCATTAATCACGGAAAAACATCCAATGTAAAAGTTTTGCCATTCCGAAGCAGCCGATCATGAACAGGAAAATGAAAAGAATAGCACCTGCAAGAGGCAAGATTTCCATATCATTTTCTCCTATGGCAAGATGTCAATTCGTGGCTGTTTGTCCAGAGGGAGTGAACGGCTCCCATTGGCATACTGGATCTGCCAATCTAATTGAAACTTTCCATTTTCAAGCTTTATAGTGTTCTGGATGACAGTGCTAGCACTGTCATCCAGCTCTCTTTGATAGCCGATGCACTTTTGCCCGACTATTTTCTCAACTTGATTTTCCATCATTCCCTCTTTCTTGCCATTCTCGACAAATACGCTGTACTTCTTCTGCTGACTCAAATCCCAGGACTTGAGCAATCTTCTCTGCAAAGATGAGCCGGGGGATATTCTCCCCTTTCTCCCATCTCTGGACTTGATAGGAGCCCGTTGTACCAAGGGAAAAAGCTTTGGCACCCTTGACTAAAGACAGTCCTTTAGCAAGGCGAGCTGCTTTGAGAGGATGGATATCTTCAGGCACCACTCGCTTCCTTTGCTCTCCATCGATACTCACCGTATTGTCCCCCTACGAATTTCGCGCCGTCCTCACGTACAAAGCCTTTCATGCGACGGCACATAGCATCCGCTGTCGTGTAGGGGACATGTGCAAGAGACGCAATTTCCTTAAAAGAATGACGATGATCTTTATCACTAATTTCAAGACTCAAGATGACTTCCCGTGTCTTTTGCTCTCTTTCTTTCTCTGCTGACATTTTCAATTCCTTTTCTGCTAAACACATTTATCAACTACTCATAGTATAGCGCAATTGCGCCTATCTGTCAAGGGCTTTTGGCACCAATTTAGGGCTCAACAAAAAGGCATTGATATGCATGAGTTCATCAGCTATACTTCTGGTAGAGATATTTACTATACATGAGCTTGTCAGGAGGGCCATATGGACAATCCGCTTATTTTACCATCAATCGTCATTGGTTTATCGTACATCGTCCTAGGTGTGTTGTTATTCTTTTGTGCTAAAATGCTTCTCTCGTCTCCTTGGCTACGGTTTTTCACGCTGAGGGCAATTGTCAGCACTGCTGCAGACTCACTTGAGATGCACTCTCCTGACGATCATCCGCAGAGAAAGAAACAGAAGACAGACCGCTTGACACATGCAATTATCGAAGATGTGAGCCATGAAACAAACAATGCGCTCACGATTGATGCGCTAATTGATGCGTCAATGCTTGCAAATGACACAAACCCACATCTACGGGCGATACGCTTGAGTGAGAAGGATACTGAAGAACTGAGGATACAGAGTATGAAGTCGCTTGGGATAAGGCAACGGGCGGGAATGACAAGCGGGACAATGAGAAGCTTGCATTAGGATTGAGCCAGTTGAGGACATGAAAAAGCCGCTGTCCGTTGTGGAAGCGGCTTGATTGTTGTGTGATCTATCTGCCAAGGATAGCCTTCATAGCGTCTAGGTTAGAGGCAACGTTCACAATTTTGAGATAATCGCACTTCTGCCCGCCTCTACCATCTTCAACGCCCATGTTTACCTCATGCCCATTAAATGTGATGTTCCTGTGGATACGGGTCCCTGACGGACCCCCGTCTGCTGAGTGGAATTCTCCCATTTGGCAATTCGGGGGAAGCTTTGTGAACTCCCCAAATTGACCATCATACGAGATTTCAGCACCATTCTTTACTAAAAGATCAATAGCCGCTTGGGATACATTTCCGAATAATCCGTCTAACTTAATCATGTTAAAACTCTCTTTCTCGACTTGAGGACGTGCCTCACGATTTTGTGGGAACTAATATACTGCACTAAATCCCTGATCCAGAAGATGCTGACGGACCTTCTGCATTGTCTCACTCTTTGTGCCCTCAGGGAATTGGACACAGGGATAATTGAGAGACTCATCTACTGTCAGCCCTACCACATCTGACGGTAGAGCCGCTTGAACCTCATCAATCGTGGCATACTGCCCTTTATTCTTTGCAGAATACGGGACTTTCCAATACGGACCGCTCATGATTTGTTCCTTCCAACTATCAAGCTCACAATTGGCTTGCTGCTACCAGCATCCGAAGATACTGGCAACGGCCAGACAACTGGGACTAATCGATCAACTGACCGACTTGATACTCAGGATTGTGCACAACGGCTATTACATATTTCTGTAATTTTGGGTCCCAGACCGCTACCGCCCCATACGCATGCAGGACCGCATGCGCAATCGTGAACGCGCAAGGCAGACTAGCAGGGCCGTTGACCCGCATCAGCTCATCGCACTTGAGCTGAAACCAAACGAGCGGGACTACTTGCACCTTTTGACGATATCAAAGACATAATACTTGAAGAAATCCTCATCTGCGGCATAAGAGCCGTCATCCTGTGGAATGAAGAAAACATTCATCCCATCTCTTCCCAGGCGAGCTTCCCACTTTGCAATAAATGCTTCACGGGAAACACCATCTAGGAAGATATCAGGGACCTCATTAGGGAAGATTTTGAGATCAACCACATGATCATATCTTTTCCCATTGATACGCTGATTGCGTATTTTTCGATCTTCAGAGATCTCACGATCGAATCGATGCGCCCCAATAGAGAGAGAGACGGAGACCGTCGCCAGCTTTTGTGGGACATGTGACCTAACCGCAGGCACATTTTCCTCAACCATATTAGGCGTCAATAGCTCGTCGGATAACCAACCCAATTTCGAACTCGCTTTCTTGTGCTATCAACACTGCCTGAATATCAGGCAGTGTTGATCCCGCCACCAAGGACGGGAGACTAACTACTCTTCTTCTGAACTACCTACGCGCTCATCAATTTCCTGCTGGGACATGCCCTCTTGCGCCCATACTTCACTATCCACACTGTAGAGGACAGGGACATCTTGTCCTGCTTTCCTGATAGACCCTGAAAACCCATCAGGAGTTGCAATTTCGTGTCGCTGTGTGACTCCCTCATCATCTGAGAGGAGGACCTCACGAATAATATGCTTCATCTCGACTGCCTTTCTGAGATTGCTCTCAGCTCCTGCAAGAACAACTCTTGCTTACATATCTAGTATAGTACATTGCTATACGGTTTGTCAAGGGGATTTTGGACCAATTTCCGAATCCCCTGAGAATTGCCTACTTTGCTCTAGGAGTGTAGGGAGCCTCGGCCCATTCCCCATTGACGAACCTGCCAACCTTCTCGACATTCTCCTGCTCTTTCCAGAGCTCAAATTGCTCTTTGGAGAGATGCTCATCGTTGCCTTGCCAGGCTATGAACTCGCGTCCGACGCGCTCGACTCTGACTTCGTACTGATCTTGCTGCATTTGGCTTTCCCTTTCTTGCTTGACCGCTAGCCAATATCTGTCAAGCGCTATTAATACAACCTGCGTTTTGGTCTGGCCTTTCCACTTGGCAAGATCACTTAATTGCTGATCTGACCCTTCAGGCATATCCCTAATGTTGAATTGGCCCATAGGGGACCTCCTAAGAATACTGAGTGTATCGCCCGTCAGGCAATTCAATGAGATCAAAATCTGCAATCTGTGTACATAGAGTAGTCAGAAGACTCTGCACTCTGCGAGGCTTGAGGTTTAACACCGTCTCACCGTTGCTTGCCTCAACTAAAGCGTTGAACATTTCTTCTGCTGTGAATGGCTCGGTAGCAGCCGCCGCTGTTGCTCTTGCACTTCTCAGCATATCGAACTCACCGCTGACCTCTTGACGGATACCTTGTAACATTTCCTCTTTCCTCTCCAGAAGCTCTTTGGCATCATCAGAATAGATCTGATTAGAAGGCTTCAAGACATTTTTGTGAGTAGCTAACCATTGGAGGTACGAAGCAGGAACCTCGTTCACTTTCTCGTTTTTGTGTTTGCCGAATGTGAAAATTGCTCTCATTTCCGTATCTCCTTTGTTTTGTATCTCTCATCTACAAGTAGTATAGCAGATATCTATACGTCTGTCAAGCAATTTACTATACGATTTAGACCACTTTCAGAGATTGCTAGAATGTCGTTCATGCCCGTCATGCATCTCGTTGTGGGCAAAAAGTTAGCTGCTAGTCCACCATCTAGCAGCTTGGGATTACATTCTCTCATTTAAGAATTCTTCTATCTCTTTGAGGGACTTGAAACTTTGCGCTCGTCTCTCTTCGACTGCATTATCATCAGGAGAGACATACGGAGCAATCCAGTATCTTGGTTCCTGTGGATACTGGTGCCCAACAGGGATAAACTTGCTTGTGCTGCTCATCCAATTCCAGCCAGCCTTCGCTAGCTTTTGATTGATGCGATCTTTAATCTTGGGACCCGATCCAGAACGAGCGCCACCCCAATTTTTGCTATCCTCCACTCTTCTACCCATTAATTTACCCTATCACCTTTCTCATTGTACTGTGGCAATTGTCCCTTTTTGATAAGAGTCGCACGAACAAAGATCTGTAGAGGGTCAACACGGATTCCCATTCCCCTATACCCAGCTTTCAGAAGCATATTCTCGACATCATTGGAACCGCTAAATGAAACGCCTGATTTTACCAACTCATCTGCCAAGATCTCAGTAAGCCTATCGCCCTTCTCATCAGGTAGATAGGAGAATACTTTGGCAGACTCTTCAATCTCTTGCCTGACAGACTGACGGCGACGGGTCAACTCTTGGATTGCCAACTCTGTCCAATTGACTCCATTGCGAATGATTGGTTTGGGATTGTAGTCGGAATCTTGCATCCAGACCAAATACTCCTTTGGAAGATCCTTGATATCGGTGCCTCTGTGCTTGCCAAATGGGATAGTTGCCATAATTTTGACCTCTCTTCTTGTTTTCGTACCTCAATTGGTATAGTTGAATTATATTTCATTCAAGATGAATTGTCAATAGTTCAAGATAGCAATATTTGACAGCATGTAAAACCCGTTATGCATCTCTAATGGATGTATATCGATATGATGATACCTAGTGCTATGAGCAGCACAAATACCAGTATTGGGATAAATCTATTCATCAATTTCTCCTGTAAATTGAGCACAAAAAAGAGGCTACCTGATTTGTCGATAGCCTCTCTTCAATGAGCTTGGCCCTAGACGGATGCTGCTACGTTTACGCCTTCTAGGATCTTATCAAGCTCACTACGCTTGACTCTGTAGGATTGCCTCTTGCCTTTGTGTGGCAAACTGACGGCTGTAAGTACACCGTTCTTAATCCATCTCCTACAAGTTGTGGCATCACAGCGTAAAATCTGGGCAATCTCACTCACAGTCAACAAATCGTTCATTACTCTCTCCTTTGGTAAAAGGTCACTAAAGATATGGTTACACTTAATGCCCTAAAGAGTACCATCTATCCCGATCAATGTCAAGCATTCCGGTACTCGTCAGGTGCTCATGACAAGCTCAACTATTCACCAAGTCCTCTAGCTGCTCATCGCAGAGCTTTACAATATCTGCTAAAGCTCTGACGTATATTTCGGCCTTAAATAAATCTGATTGATGCTGTGATGCCTCATCTACAGCTTCTTGTGCCAGTTTGCAAATTTTCTCTACGAGATCAATCATGGTCAAAGTCCTTTCGTGTTGAATGCCTCTCAGTCGCAACAGGATGCGATTTAGGGCGATTAGAAATCTGCCTATCCACTCATCAGTAAAACATCCTACAAGGACAGTCAGGTCGAGCGTGTCAACGAATAGCTAGAGATTTACGTCCCGTTCGCAGTCTCGAACTTGAAAATGCATGTGCAACACCATATCCCTAACCTCTCATGCCATACAAACTTCTCTACACTCTTTAAACACGTCCTACGTCCACAATAGCCGTGCTTTTGACAATAGATGCTACCTCCTGGGCTCAAGAGAGTTGCAGGCTCGCTACACTTGCAGCATGGTCCGAGTGGACTTGCAATCGTCGGCGGGTTGCCAGTCGGCGGTATCTTCGCGCCTGCTACTGTGTGAGGCGTGGCGAATAGCTGCTCTTGGATCATGATTTCGCCCATTCTTGCCAATTCTCAAGTTTCAGCTTCTCTACAATCTTTCGTTGATCTTCGTTCAACTCATGCCTCTCAGCACGTCGCACAAACTCAGCAGGCTCAAATGCTGAGCGCTCGAGTGCAAAGCGGCAGGTGGAGCACAGGCAGTAGCGACCATGGGGTGAGATGTTCATACGGCCTCCAGGTCCCATAAACTAGCTTGCGCCGACGGATAATTTAGTAGCAGCAGCTCAGTAGCATAGTCGTGTTTCTCATTCGTTTTCTGCGCGTGCTTGGGTGTCTCCCAGGTTATCCGTCTCCATTTGTCGGCCGGATATAAATCATCTAGCGCAGGATGAGGATAGTAGGACAGGACGACAAAAGCCGACGATTTATTCAGCAGGTCGGCTAGTCGCTCGTGGTCTGCCATCGTAAAAGATTGGTTGTAGTAGTGCTCAGTGCCGATGTAAGGCGGGTCAGCATAGATGAGCATACGAGGCTTGTTGTAGACCTTAAAGACTGCAGCAAAGTCCCGATTGTCGATCATAACAAGCTTGAAGCGTTCTTGAACCTGCTTGAAGAGATCAATAGCGCTGTGATAGGAATGGACAGGTCCGCTTTTCGTATTCTTGATGCCAGACGACCAGCCCTTGGGTTGTGGGTCTATATGGGCACTAAAGTTACTCCTGAGCACATAGAACCATCTGGCTGCACGCTCCAGTGGCTCCAGGTCGGTCCCATCCCAGAGGCTATAGTGATATCGGTAGTAGACCTCTCGACTGTATGGCAAACTTCTGCAGCGTTCCTCCAGGGCCTCTAGATTGTCTCTGCATTGCATCCAGAAATTGACCAAATCTCCATTGATATCATTGTAGGCTTCTACATGCCGATATGGTTTCTTTTGCATGAGCACGTGAGCGGCGCCGCCAAACAGTTCGCAGTACGTGTCGTACGCCGACGGCGAGGGAAACTGTTTGATGATATGCCTTGCTGAATAGTGCTTCCCTCCCATCCAAGGTAACGGGCTCCTGCTCTGATTCATAATTGCCATTATCCTGTCATCTCCAGTGCAACTGGTAGCAGCCAGTCGATATACGCTAGCATCACTACATAATGTGCCGACGTTCGTAGCTCAGGACGGCGTGCATCCCTGCCTACAAATTGCGCTACAAAACGTTTGAGAGCCTCGTAACACTCCCATCGGTACTCAGCACTGCCATACTCGAGCGCAGTGTCTAGGATCGCTTCTATGCGATTTGGCTCGAGCTGGTAGATCTCAGCTAAGTGTGACTCGTGCTCAATCGCGTCAAGTGCTCTTTGTCTTGTGATCATTTCAGTCCTTGAATATCCCGTGGCTATATGAGATGGAGTATGTAATCTGCATGTCTCATCCCATATAGCTATGTCACGCGCTACTAATTTACCTGTCCTAATTTACGTTGCATCTCTTCTAGACCAGCTTGTATTTTTCGCACTTCATTGCTTCCATACAGGGACTGCAGTCGAATACTGTACTCTTTGCGGGATATTTGACCCGTGGGGAGATCACTCTCAGGGACAAACCACTGTACCGTTCCAAGTGGGGCCAATTTCTCAGGATCTGCCTGTTGCAATTTCAGATAGGTATCTCGAAATTCCTGCATAAGAGAAATCGGTAACGGTTCGTTGTTTTGCGTAGACACTGTAGACGCCGTAGACGCTCCACCTGTTTTTATGCCTTCCGATGGCTCCACAGGCTCGTCTAGCTGTCCGTCTATGCCGTAGACGCTCCGTAGACGCTCCTGATTTCCGTAGACGTCTACAGCGTCTATAGTGTCTACGCTGTCTACAGCGTCTACAGCGTCTACGGAGTTTGCATTTTTCTCTTTCTTTGTTTTAGGGGAGGGAATCAGAGTTATATACCCACCTTTGATACCTGCTTCCTTATCTTCTTCCACCCACTTAATCTCATCATCATTCTTCATTTTATAAAGGAGTTTACGTATCTTCTCACTGTCATCAGTACCATCTACCAGCACTGCTATATCTTTAGGCATCATTGGTGTTAGAGCAACGTCTAGGAAGTCAATGATGGCCCGACGCTCTTGACTGAGGGTATAATAGAGGGCTGTTTGTCCATCTCCTAATACCTTCCAGAAACCATTATTAAAGGCTATAGCTAGGTTTACCTCTTCTTTGTAGTCGCGTCCAGATGCGTAGACGGTGCCCTCAGCATCACCACGTCCGCGTTTTATACTGATAAAGCCGTCAGCACACGCTGTAACACCTGTTGTGGCGTTCAGTTCGTCAAACGGGTCGTCTGCGTTTGCTTTGCGTAGGTGGAATTGGATGAGGATACAGATCCCGTACTTGTCTGCAAGCTCTTTGATACCTGCTAGGGCCTCGTACTCAGCATCATAGCCTGTTTCACCATTGCGACTCTTCACACGGGGTTTGACTTTAACCCACGGGTCGACAATGACAAGGCGCGTCCTTGGATGAGCGATAATCCACACCTCAAGTTTTGCTATGCCATTGCTGTCCAATCGGGGCCACTTGGTTTCAATGTGTAGATCCTTTGGTGCGATGCTTCCAGGTCCCAGCAACTGACCGATACGATCTTGCAGACGGCGCTCTGTATCCTCTAGAGCTAGATAGAGGGCCTCGCCTTGCTTTACCTGATATTTGCCTAGGGCTATTCCGCCAGAGGCCACCGCCATGGCTATGTTGAGATCTAGCCATGATTTACCAATCTTCTGTTTCCCACCAAGGACAATCAGTCCCATCGGCAGGAGTTCAGGCACTGCATATTCAATTGGCGGGAATTGCTTCTTCATCAAGTCGTATGCTGAGATAGGGGCTGGCTCTCCTATCCTCTTGCGCTCATTTTCCTCTTTAGCTGATCGGAGCAAGTTGGTAAACTCGCGCATGGGGAATTCATGATGCCATATATCGAAGGCTGCTAGACGGATACGATCCTGCTCTATGGTATCCATCTCGGCTATCTCACCAGCTAGGGCATAGAGATCTTGCTTGTTGCCACATGTCAGAGCGTCCATAACCCGCTGATTCTCTATATTCCAGACGGGATCTGGCCTCACTGCCTGTACAGGTGCTGGTTGTTTCTTCTCTGTTCTTACCTCTTTAGGTGTGTAGGCATCGGGCTCAAATACTAGCCTGAAATCCTTCCATCCCTTCCCATGGCAACTATTATGGCTGCAGCTCGCACCTACACGCCCGTCAGCTTGTTCATATAGACATGCGCTATTATCCGTATGAGATGAGTCCCAAATACATGCTTTAAGGTGATAACGCCTTCCACCATTATAGGGATCTACAGATTTATACTGTATCTGATATTTCTGTATGAAGCTTTCCATTGTGAACGTCTCACGTATCCATTGCGTCGGTTTGTGACCGTTGCTTGAGACATCTGCTTTTTTTGCATAGGCAGCCACAGCCTCTAGTAAGTGGCGCGGGACGGGTTGCCTCTTAAAATTCAAGTATTCGTGAGAATCTATGGGGGCGCTCATCTGTGTTATCTCCTTTACATGCTAATGTTCCGTACAATTTGATAATGCGGGACGGGTTAAACAGCGTCTGGTCTACGTGTATTCCCTCTTCATCGAACCGTGTCGCTAGACCTTCTAGAATATGTTTGATGAGCGGGGTTTCAGTCGTGGGGAAATCGATTTGATAGAGTAGATGAGACCCGTTACCACTGTCCGCTAAAATAGGCTCAGGCCATCCCTCTGCTCTGAGTGCATCGCGTATCTTGCGACTATGCGCAATGGATTTTTGATGCTCTTCTTCAGTAGAAGAAATGTTTGTGACACGATCAGGGTCACTATCAATAGCCAGCCACTGGTAGCCGATGATATACTTATCAGGTGTGCTATAATCTTTCTTCTGAGGAACAAGCTTGTTTTTTGCTCTGTGAAGTAGGTCAGGGTGGCACGGTTGCAGTGTTATATAGATGCCAGTTGCCTGACGAAGTGTAGATATCTCTTTGAGTAGATCGTTGATATTATCGAAGTAGCCACCCATCGTCTGGAGATAGCGGCTATTCTGCTCTCTGGAAGCGTTAAGCGCTCGTATCTCGACAATCTGGCCGGGCGCTGTGAGGAGGTGATAGGCCCGCTTTACCTCTTGAATACTTACCAGTTTTGAGGATATATCGCGGATGTTTGTCATAGGTACACACTTTCTATGCATACCCAAATCCCTTGTACTTCACCTTGACAAATTTTAGGCAAGGCGCATATACTAGAGATAGGGTAGCGTCGTCTAAGGCTTATCTCTTCCGGGCGGCAATCCATCAGGGATAAGTCTGCTGCTACGAAATTGTTAGTTGTCCTCAGCCAGTCCTCAACTGGCTTTATTTTTTGTCTTCTGTCCTGGTGTTTCTGTCGATGTAACGGTCTAGTGCCTCTGATCTCACTCGAAATCGCCCTCCAACTCTGACTGCCTCCAGCTTCCTTTGTGCGATGTATCTCTGAACAGTGGATTTCGATACTCTGAGTATCTCGGCGACTTCTTCCAGTGTGAGCAGTGTATCTGCCATAACGATCATGTGACCATCTCCTTTCCTCATGTGCTTGCCTTAGTATACCATGCTTTGATGGGATTTGGGAAACTTTTCTTGTTATGCCTGTATAGTAGCTAAGCTCGCAATTGTGCGTAGCAATTCCTTGTGTAACATCCATAGAACGTGTGTTCATGTTGTTGTCTCCTTTGCACGTTTGTATCGCTCTTTCCGCTGTTTTTGCTCTTTCTCTCTTATCTCGAGACAAGTGTTGTATCTCTCCATCCGATACTTACGCCTCTTCTCTCTTATCTCAGGCCTCTTGTTATACTCTCTCTGACTCTCGTTATAACAATCCCTGCATACGCTGCGGACACCATACTTGCCACCTTGATGGCTGTGCCAATACTCAGCAGTAGCGTCCAAGGTGCGTCCACACGGGCCGTTGCAACGTTTTTGCGGCGTGACCTCTTTCGGACGCGCCTGTTTCTCCTTTGTGCTCATAGCACGCGCACGTATGCTGTGCAGGTGCTTGTTAACGGTACCATACCCTATGCCAAGCCTTGCAGCTATCTCGTTGTATGATAAGCCAAGTTCGTGCAATTCCTGTATCTCGGCTTCTCTAGGTGAAAGCAGGGTCTTGTCTGGTTTGGTGCTACCCATGGCTCAACCTTTCTCTACCAATCTGCTGTATCCTGTGCGCCAATAGTGCCTAGGTTTTGGCTTCGTCTCAATAAGTACAATGCCATCGCCTCCCCATATCTCTAGCCCTGGTTCTGGTACCCAAGTGTAAGGTTTTTCAATCGTGAGCTGCTTCTGTCCAGGCAGTGACCATGTGTGATCCCTGCTACTCCATCTGGGTTCTAGATCTAAAATGAGATACCCGTCTACTGTTTCCGTAACCTCTCGTATCTTTGCGTCAATGCTCATGGCTCAACCTTTCTGTATCTGTACCCAATCGATCAGTCGGCAGTACTGGCAAATCCGCTGCTCAACTGAATAGCAACCGTGCCAATAGCAAATAGGTGTCTCACACTTCGCACACGTGCCTTCTGCTTTTCGTATGCAAAATGTCTGATGGCAGCATGGGACCATGCATTCGGGTCTTGATGTCCCGTTGTAGATCAAATATCGTTCGATTATGCTCTCGTTCATATTTCTCCTTACTAGTGGCTATCATCGTGCCTTTTGCCCCATTTACAGCGTGTTATCATCATCTCTAGATAGTCGTCACATCTTTCTATGCTGTCTTCCTTGACCCAGTAGGAGCATAGTCCACACGTTCTCTCATGCTCTTCCATGGTCTCTTTTAAGCGTTGTAGTATGCGTGAAATATTGTCTGTAGTGACATCTGAAGCTTCATACCTTTCTATGTGCATGCTGTTTCTAACACTAGCCAGACGTTCGCATTCTGCTTGTCCGTGGTGGCCTTTCAGTACCAAGCGACCGCAAATAGGGCAACGCTCTAGAAGTACCCCGGGTCCGTCGTGGTCGTTCATCTTTTCCTCTTTTTGTCGATGGCGATAATGCCTTGTGTATCCATGTCGCTTATTGCCACAACTCGCTCCGTCTCCAGTGTCGAGAACTCATAGCGATTGAGCTGTTCAATGATACTGTTGCCGGCAGTATTGATAGCAATGAGCTGCTTTACAACGTCATACCTGTGCTGGTCACTGTGCGATGCGATATAGCGACCTACACGCTCTTTGATGCCTTGCGACTGCTCTGCAATACGTTTCGCTAGAAATAGCATCTCTTGTTCGTTCATGATTTATCATCCTTTGCTGGCTCTATCTCTCTTCGCGTATCATTCCGAATACGCTCTGCAAACATCACAAGAAACTCTCGGATAACTTCTACATCCAAGCCTTGATATTCGATCTCGTTAAAAAGCTCTTGCGCATCTTCTTCAAATTCAATCATGCTCTTCTCTCCTAGTGTGCAGGATAGTTAATAGCGGTATTAGACTTTGTTGCGAGCGGTGTTGTCTGTGCTTGCTGCGGCTGCTTCGCTTTTTGCTCCTCGAGATAAGCAGGATATGCGGTGAGGACACAACTCTTGCTTTGTGCGACTTTCTCCAGCCTTGACTTGCAGGCATTGATGTGGAATTGTGCCTCGTCTGGTGTCAGGGCTTCGAATTCGTCTCTCCCAAATGCGAGAGAATCATTCCAATATCTCGTGCCGAATTGCTTCTCAACACGCAATGCCACCATGAAACGTAAAAGGTGCGAGAGGGTTGTATCAAGGCGCAATCCTGACTGTCTAATCATTCGCTCAAATGTTGCTATCTCCATCATTGTGACCTTCTTCTTTTGATTGCAAATGCATGAAGGTGACACGGTACAATTCGTCGTCTACATGTTTGTGTATGTGGATCATGCCTGCTTTTTCAAGATGCGAAACAAGCTCTACCACGTTTTGATCTTCAGCAGTCAGGAACAACCCTAGATGTTGGTAGAATTGTCCCTTTATAAGCAATACTGCATATTGGAAGTACGATGTGCATCCTAAGCAGTCGTTCTGAAAGAAGTGCTGCTCGAGAGCACGGTAGAATGCTCGCGCTTGTACCATCTTGATGCCTTTGAGAGCACTGATAATCTCTTTAGGTGGCACGCCTTTCTGCTCTTGCTCAACACCATAGCCTTTGTATCGTGCATAGGTTACGGCTTCCTCTCTTGTTGACACTTCCGCTTTACGAAGGATAACAGGTAGATATTCACTAACTAAGATGCTTTCCTTGACATGCATTCTCATAGCACACTCTGTATCAGAGTATCCTTGTGCTAATAATTGCATGTAACGCTCGTCTGAGAATGGGATGTTGACTGCCATAGGGAATTCCTCTACTTCGACTAATGAACGCAAATAACGATGTCGGTCGATCTATCGTTGTAGACTCTCACGTTAGCACTCATCTCGCATCCTGCTATGCCAATAAATGCAAGAGTACCATTGAATGGGGTACCATATTTCTCTAGTACATCCGCTGAGATACGGAAATACATGGCATACGATATACCAATGGATATTGGGTCTACACCGTACATCATTTGATGAATGGAGATAGAGTCTAGACATGCAGACAGCGTGCTTTGTCGGCTATGGGGGGGATAGTGGGAAGCTGCATGTCTATCGTCGGGGGAAAAGTGGGAACGTCCTGGGCCTGACATTTCAATGTTGGCCTGCTGCTGCGCGAGGTCTAGTTCGTTCGCTGCGAAAGACCTGAGCGTGGCTTTTATGCGTGCAACAAAGTTGTCTCTTCTCTCGTGAGAAGATTCGGAGAAGTCAGGCGAAAAATAATTAAATTCATTCATGTCGCCCTACCCTTCGTTGTAGTGGGGAACAATCTCTACAATTGACACTGAAATAGGATGAAAACCGATACTTCACTTTGCGATTTTGTGCTATTATATGGATGAGATGGTCACTCACAAAATATGTTTTGGTAGCATAAGAGCAAGCGCAACTCTCATCATAATCTCAACTGATGAGTGGTGTCAAGGCTTTTGTAGCCGAGATTTTGGAGGAAACAGAATTGGATGGACAGCAAGAAAAAGGCGTTCCTAGCGTAGAGGATGAAATTGTCTACGAAAGAGCACGTGTACTCTTCGGGCTCATCTTGAGGCTGCTTTGCGGACGTGCAAATATTACACAAGACTACTTGGAGGAGCAAGGCAAAGCCTACCGTGATGTTCTCATTGCGGAGGGCAAGCTTCCGGCCAAGTATCCGGTCGGGGCTCTCGATCAGGAGGCAATTTCTCGTGTCTGGACAGGCGAGCGTGAGCCCTCCTCACGCCCTCAAGTAGGCATTTGGCTTGATGTGATCGAAAATACGTTCAATAGTGAGAAGTATCTTGAGATACGCAAAAAGTACAAATTGCAAGCATACGACTTGCCTCCTGATCTCAAAGTGGACATGTATCACTTGGCAGGCTTCGGAGCACCTGACGAGATTGTAGCATCCTACAAACGTCGGCTTTCGATGATTAAGAAAGGAGCGCTTCCTAGATTTTGGAACAATTCAAAGAAACGAGCATTTAGGGAAAAAACCGATGAATTAACCAATTAGAAGTCGAACAAATCTTTGACCGGACAGCCTAGGGCCTGGGCTATCATCGCAAGGCGGTCAAACTCAGGAGCATCCTCTGCATGTTCCCATCTGTAGACAGTATTTGTAGATACGCCTATCTTTTCAGCCAGTCTCTCTTGAGACATCTTCTTTTCTTTTCGTAGTTTCCTAATGCGATTGCCAAATAGATTTCTAAGCATGTAGCACCTTAAAATACGTTTAGTGCTACCATTATCCCGTTTTTTAGCTTTATTTCCACCACGCTCAGGGTGGATTTTTCATATCAGGGGAGTAGAAATCAATTGATGTAAGGTTACTTCTGTCCATTTTCGCTCGTTTTACCTTTGAGTAAATATCTATGAGAATAGTATCATAGTGAAACGAGGAGAAACACCATGCATGGTTTACATACTAATGAGTTTTTCACACCTGTCACACAAGCCTATCTCATATGTCCTAAGTGTGGTACGATGTGTTGCATAGATCATGAATTTCGGCATGGTCTGCTCCCTGTAAAGCGGCAGGCGATTCTGAGAGCAAGTGGCTGCGGAACGGTACTAGCATCTCAGGAAACAGAAAAGCTTATGAGCATAATGAAAGAAAGATGAATATGAACAGTTATCCAAATCAACCAAATCCTGAGTACCAAGGTGGCTACCAGCAACAGCCTCCACAGCAGCCCTATTATCCCCCTCAGCAGGCGGGATATCCCTATCAGCAACCTGTGCCACCTCAATATCAACCCTATCCGCAGCAGATGATGTATCCGCAGCAGCAAATCAATGTGAATGTCGGATACCAGCGACCACAGCAGATCTCTATGCTCGTCCGTTTCATCTATTTCTGCTTCGTCGGATGGTGGATTGGTATGCTCTGGCTGGGGATTGCACTCGGCTTCTGCTGCTCGATCATCGGCCTGCCTATCGGACTTATGATGCTCAACAGACTCGGGGCTGTGATGACACTCTCTCGCAGGTAGTGTCTAGACAAAAAGGGACCGGGTTGTATGAGTAACCCGGTCCCTTTTCTTGTGTGCTATTTCTTGTGTAATTTTTGCCATTCTGCATACGCTTTTTTATATGGCTGTAAAAAATGCTTTTGTGAAGTTGAAACATCTACCTCATAGATTGTCCTCTTGGCCTTAGGGTTTATCTCGCTAGGGACTATGTTTATCACTTTCCCCCCAGCAGTCTCTAAGAGCTTCATGCCGTCTGGTGTCCCTCCGTTGGCATAGATTTTTGCTATCTCTACTCCTTTTTCTCCCCACTTCTGTAGAGTTATGCCTACAAACCTCATTAAAAGCACCTTTGCATAGTTAGTTCGTCGGTCTGGTGGAACGCATGGATTAGACATAAAGTCAATGATAATGCACTCTAACGGTCCCCCTGGCTCAAACCTTGTGATTGACTCCTCTCCAAATAGCCAACCTCGTTTACCTGCAATGAATTCAAGGGTTGCCCCATGAGTAAGAGGGACAAAATTAATTGAAGCTGCGAGGCTTCCACAGTTTGATAGCTTTTTGTCATACAGGTGGTAGGTGCTTTCAGGACTAATCCTTGCTAACCGTCTGGTGTGCTCTATAGCTTGTGGGGTGACTGCCAGCTTTCCGAAGACAAGGTGTGCAAGTTGGTTTTCAGCATCCATATCGCTTATAGTTGCTTGTCTGTACTCAAAGTCCCTAGACTCTTCAAAGAAGAGAGCAGCTTGTATTTGTGCAAGCTTGCTATCAATCTCACTTTTGAGGTAAACACCTTTACCGTGCCCAGGCAGCATTATCCTGTTAACCCTACCTGTTTTTACCCAAGTGTGAAAAGTATTGTCATTTAGTCCTAAAACAGCTCTAGCTTGTGCTGCTGTATAGTACAGGTCTTTAACATGCGGTTGGTTTTGACTCATAAAACCACCTCCTTTCACTAAGTATATAGGACTTATTCCCGTTTGTAAATAGGTTAGACAGATTAGACAGCAAATTTATTGACAACCCCGATTTCTTATGGTACTGTTAAAACAGTCTAACAAATTAGACAGCAAATTTATTGACAGTTCTCTACTTCTAGGGAGAAAGGACTTTAATGCAGCAGTTGATTACAGCCACCACGCCCATAGAAAAAGACAAACCCTATGTCTACAAGCTATCTTATTCTGATGGGATAGTGTTCTACATAGGAAAAGGCACGAATGAGAGAATACATGATCATGAATGGGAAGCAAGCTGGAAAAATGAAAGGTTGCACAACCTTCATAAATCACGTGTTATTCGCAAGATATGGGAAGAAGGTGGACAAGTCATAAAGCATATTCTAGCCTATTTTGAAACAGATCAAGAGGCATTGGAATATGAAGTGTCCTTGATCTTCTTCATGAGAGGGCATGGACATCTAGCAAACAGTACGGATGGAGGGGAAGGAATTAGGGGCCTTGTCTTCTCAGAGAAACACCGTGAAAGGTTAAGTGGAGCAGCAAAAGGGCGCACACACTCTGAAGAAGCTAAGGGAAAGGTAAGCAAAGCAAATAAGGGGCGTATTCATTCTGAAGAAACCCGCAAAAAGCTAAGTGAGCAACGCAAGGGACGTGTATTCTCAGAAGAAACCTGTAGAAAGATAAGTGAGTCAAACAAGGGACGAAATATACCAGAGGCTCAACGCGGAAGGATAAGTGAGTCAAACAAGACTCGTATTGTATCTGAGGATACCCGCAGAAAGATGAGTGAAGCACGTAAAGGGCGTAAAGGCCATGTTCCGTCTGAGGAGTCCCGTAGGAAGATGAGCGAAGCGCACAAAAACCCGCCTGAAGACCTTCGCAAGAAATGGAGTGAACAGCGTAAAGGTCGTGTCCAATCTGAAGAAACCCGTAGGAAGAAAAGTGAGACCTTAAAAGGTCGCATTATTTCTGAAGAAACCCGTAGGAAAATGAGCGAAGCGGCTAAAAATCGCACAAACGTGAAAAATAATTAGTCATCTTACAGATGAGAAGAAAGGAAAAAATTGACAATGAGTCATAACACGCCTCACCAGCCATCGGCTAACAATCTTGCCATTGTAGGATCGATAAAGGCTTTTGCCGTCTTTATCATCGTAGCTGCAGTAATTTATTCCGAGATACTGTTTCTTGGGATTATCGGGTCTCTCTTTCCATCAGGTCCTCTTGCAATCGGCGCTATGATCGGCGCGGTTACCACAGGGATGAGTGTGCTTGCTTTGTGCCTAGGAAAATCACACTGGTTCCGACCTGGAATGCAGTTAGTTGTAGCGTGGATTTTTACCGTAGTTGAGGTAGGGGTCCTTATAGCAAACGACATACTAGCGTACCAGTTGCACACAGGGGCTCAACTAGATCAGTTTACAGGTACTTGGAAGTTGTTTTGTGTAGCTACTCCGGCCCTCTCGTTAGTTGGGTGGATTCTCCTTTTCTTCTTCGATCCTAATCGAGCGATCATGCACAAACGTATGGAGCTAGAGGATAGGCAGGCTAAAGGAAAAGTAGACCTTGACACAGCGGTACATGAGAAGGCTATGCATTTTCACTATCGCGCTATCAGCATGGTTGGTAGTGGCATGGAACAGCAAATGGAAGCGTTGATGCCAGAGTACACACAACTAGCCGCTCGTCAAAAGCTAGCTGCTATTGCCAGTGACCTCACAGGTACCCACATCTCACACAATCAATTGAGTAGCGGGACCTCACAGCAGTCCCTACCAGCACCCAGCCGTATCGTTGACGCTGACCCTGCGGAAGAAGAGGATGAAGTAGAGGAAGCGGCTAGCCGTGGTCATGTGCTAGACAAATACAACGTGCAAGAAACAATTGACAACGAAGTCAAGCCACTCGAACGTAAATCCTGGCGCGATAAGATCAAGGATACTATCGATTTCAGTACACCAGATGTTCCACGGCAAAGAGGAAACGAGACCGCTGTTATCACTGATGATAAACCGATCACTGAAGAGAGAGCTGGACAGGAGACTCGTACACGTCGGCTAGGTGGTGACAAGGACTTTACTGATCAAGAGGAAAGTATTGACACGTCAGAGCCTCCAGAGAATTATCTCGACTGGTCTCCCAAGCAATGGAAACAGGCCAAGGCACAGCTCACTAAAGAGCAGTATGACGAACTTTTTGATGACGCTTTTCCTCCAGAAGGCTTGAAGCCAACTCCAAAGAAAAGGCCAGCTTCCAAGAGACCAGCTTCTAAAAAAAAAGTGACTCGGCGCAAGGTGATAGGGATGGGAAAGCAGGGCGGATAAGTGATGAGTTAGCCCATGCGATTAAGTGGCTTCCATGGGCTGACGCAGGTTTCCCAACTCCTACCCATCTCTACAAAAATCCAAGGGAAATGAAACGCGAAAAGCATAGGCCAAAACCGGAGATTGAAATTGAAGCGCGAAGACTTTTAGGACAAAAAATTGACGCTGATTGAGGCGAAAATCCGTCAATTGTTCTCAGAAAGGAGCATTCAAGAATGCCTGCTCAGTGGCATAGATGCCAGTCTTGTACAAAGGTAAAAGCCGACACAAGATTGTACTTACAGAACAACAAAACCATTCGTTATTGCAAGGCTTGTAGTTTCAAATTTGCGGACATTAAACCAAAGATAAACCAGCGAGTACCCGAGCGATTTAGATAGCTTTAAGGAGGTTAAAATGTCCCCCAATTGTTGCAACAATTGCACTCGAACGAACTGTACTTTGACCAAAGTTTTAGTAGGATGTTTAAAGGTGAAACTTTGTGATAAATGTCTTGCAAAGTGGCGTGCAAAAAACAATTTTAGAGCGAAGTAAAAAGCGTCGGGAGACATGTGGGCGTCCTGGAAAAACATCCCACATGTCCCTGCTCGATCCGTTGCTGAAAGGAGCATTTTTAGTATGCGATATGTGTCAAGTTTTGTGTGTTTGGCTTTTGTATTCTCCGTTCTTAGTGCGTCAACAAGTAGCTGCGAGCGGCCTATAACCGATGGCTCATATAGCCTCAATTCTTCCACCAGTCAGTCAGGAACAGACTACAGGTCCATGGCCCGTCAGGACGCTATCGATAATGGCATTGATCCCGCCTTGTATGAACGCCAGATAAATCAGGAAAGCGGATTTAACCCGAATGCAGTGTCTAGTGCTGGCGCAATTGGCATCGCTCAAATCATGCCCTCAACCGCTTCTAGCTGGCATGTAGACCCCTGGAACGCTGCAGACTCTCTCAGAGTAGCCGCTGATCATATGCACTGGTATTATCAGCATTATGGCTACGATTATGCTAAGGCACTAGCAGCATATAATTGTGGCCCAAATTGCGTTGGCGGGGCGCTAGCTGGTTGCAGTTCTTTCTGGCGTCGATGCATTCCCGCTGAGACGAAAAACTACATAGAAAATATCATGAGCTAGGAGCAAAGGTTTATGAAGTACTTGCTCATATACCGATGCGGGGGAAAACACATGAGTACTACTTTCCAAAGCTTACACAGTGTGTTTATCTCATCGGTAACTTAGTTAGGCATTCTGGTGTGAAGCACTGGACTATTCTTGAGAGGACAAAAAACAGTTGGGTAGAAATATGCACACAACCATAAAACGAACTGCGAAATGTCGGTCTATTCCCAGACGGGCCACACGTCGCAAGAGCAGGCAGTTACCGCATATTCTCAAGCATTTTACGTTTGTCATCATATGCCTGTCAATTTTTCTGTTTGTTCTATCAAGCGTGTTTTATAGCTCAGCACTGGTGTTTGATGCCATTGTGTTACTTGTAGGTTGCGCTGTTGTAGATGGGCTCGCTTTAGTCCTGCAATGAAAGTCTGAAAGGATCATGTAAAAGCTCTGTGTTGGGATGTCAACACAGAGCTTTTTGTTGAACGTAAATTCGTTGACGACTCTGCGATGATTGTCCTAGACATCATTGGACAGGAGCGGACAATGCACTTCTATAACGCTATACAAGCAGCCAAGTACATCGGCTGCGATCCTAAGACGGTACGCCGTATGCTCAAACGAGGCGAGCTGACAGGGGAACGCACTGAAAGAGGCTGGCTCGCAATTCCAGGGGGTCAGGTTGAGTATGCGAAGATCAAGTGGGAAGAGGAGCAAGCCAAATTTGCACGCCCATGGCTGTCTAAGGAGTCATCAGGAGAAGTGCCCAGGGACGCATTGGACACATTAGGTAGGGACGACATGGACATCATCAGGAGAGTAGAGGCACTCGAGCAAAAAGTAGCTGAGCTAGAGAAAGCCTTGTCCAATGCGTCCCTACACGTCCCTACACAGTCTATGCCACAACCAGCCACTTCTGATATCCCTCCCAAGACAAAGCCCTCAGCTCGCAACGTCGCCACAAGCAGCCCTATTCCTGATGGTTGGGTCCTCTGTAGTGACTTCTTCGAGGCACGCGATATCAAAGAGACGACCTGTAGACGCTGGCTCAAAGACGGACTTCAAGGTGAGTACTTCGAGTTCGAAGAAGTACCACGCCCAGGCCGAGTTGACAAGTATCGCTATTTCAACTCAATTCAACAGGAGAAAGCGCTCGAGCTACTCAGGAAGTACGGCAAGTTGAGCTGATCACTTGGCCCCGTACGAGTCTCGAATACGCAAGAGGAACGTATTCACAGCAGCCTCCGCAGCACGTCTATTAATCTCTTTCTTCTCTTCATCAACAGTCCAGAAGCAGCGAGCCTTTTTTGAGATAATCATAGTGGTCCTTTCCTGCTACCAGCAAATCTCAATGAGATATTTCCCCTCTGGTATCTCTTGCCTTGCACAGAGAGCAAAGAGCAGCCAATACACAGAGACGTTATAATTCTCGGTTTCAAAACGTTTTACATCTCTTTCTATCCACTCATCAAAATCTGCTATCCTGACATCGAAAACCTGAGCACTGTCATTAGACCAGCCCTCTGCTATTTGGTAGTCAGGCTTGTTGAAACACTCTTGAATAAGCTGCTCTGCCTCACGATATGATAGGACGTTGTATGCCTCTTGTTTGAGTTGTCTCATGTGGTTATCCTTTCTCGGTCGGTTGGTGTATACTAGTCACAACGGTTTAAGCACGATGAAATAGCCCTAGTCGATTTTAACCCACTTCAACTTGAGCTTCATCGTGCCAAGATTTCATCTTTTTTTCAACCATCGCTTAATACGTTTCACATCAGCAGTCTTAATGAATACACGGGTATCCCCAAAAAACTCATGTGTTTTAATGCCTAGCCTTTTTGCCCATCTACATAAAGTAGCCCTATTCACTTTTAATTCAATCGCTACTTGAGTTAGCCACTGATATGGAGCTGAACGTGGAATTGGTGGTCTTGGGACATATGGTATCACTTGGTTACTGGGTGAAGTTCTTAATTGTGGCTCATCTGGTTTTGCTGTACGGGATAGCAGATAGCTCCTCACGCGTTCAACTGTTTCCGGTCCAAGCACTCTAACCAGATCGTCATCAATGCGGTTTCTCTTTTTGACATTGCAATTCACACAAGCAGGCACACAATTATTAACATGTGTGCCCTCATGCATAACAGGTACAAAATGTTCTAATACTTCGTACGGTCTGAATAGGCAGTATGCGCACATGCCGTTAAAGTCTGCTACGGTTTGCTCCCATTCAGCAAGAGTTAGAGTCCCTTGCTTTCCCATGCGTCTAGCAATACCGACATGCGCTCTCACTCTCTGATAATCTGTGGTCTGCATGCTATAATATTCTCCTAAGTAGTCTAAGGGGTGCGTCATCAGTTTCCAGGCTAGGGCGCACCCCGGGCTATGCAACGCTTTCCTCTACGAACAAATCCCCAACCTTAGTACCTAATGCCCTGGCTATTCTTTCCAGTGCATCAAGCTTAACCTCGGTTGTATTATTAGTCCAATAGCGGGTTAGTAAAGGCAGTGTAACCTGACTCCTAAGCTGCAATTGAGAGCGATTAAGTCCCTGGGCCTCTGCTATTTCTTTTATGCGTAGTCTCAACATGTTGTATCTCCTTTCTTGTTGATACAAAGAGGATACCACACAAACGTATTTTTGTCAACGTCGTATTCTTGTCAATATTCGTCTATAAACGTATTGACAACGACGTTAGTCTAGGGTATACTACTAGTAGATCAAGAACACCACTACTCAGGAGGACAAGGACAATGGCAACACGAAAAGCAATCAAGCAGGTTCAGGTACTTGCGAGATACGCCCACAAAACAGACGGTCAACTAAACGGCATTGTAACGTATTGTGTACGTAGTTCAAACGGCAAGGACTTCTACTACACAACACTGGTAAGCGGACATGCGACGGGCTGTAGCTGTCCTAGCACACGCCCTTGCTACCATATGACTGGTCTAGAATGCAAAGAAGCTGGTCGTCCTTTCGCTTCCAAGTCGTTGCCAGTATGGGCCATGTGGTTGGTAGAGGCTGGTGTGCTGGCTGCTCCTAAGCACGTTGTAGAGATGCCTGCACAGGAGATTGTGCCACCAATTGCAATGGAACTCCCAGAGGAGCTGAGAGGGCGTGGGAAGAAGGCGATATCAACGGATCTCACACACAAGGGTACGTTGAACGGTGCTCAGCAGTCAGCGGGGCTGTTGAGTATGCTACCGTCAAGGAAGAAATCGGAGGTAGCATAAGATGGGGGATGCATTAAAACGTTGCAATGTATGTTGTAGAGAGTACCCTGCTACAACAGAGTACTTTCACAGAACTAAGGCTATGAGAGATGGGTTTTTCAAGCAGTGCAAAGAATGCAGAGGCAAAGCAGCCAAGTCGTATCACGCAAACCTTGCGCAACGTGAGTCAATCCCATTGACTGATGTGCCTTCTGAAAAACGGTGCAATAAGTGCCACAATAGTTTTCCTTTGACAACAGACTTTTTTAACCGCAATAAAACCAATAAAAACGGTTTTGCTAATCAGTGTAGGAGTTGCACAGGTAAGGAGAGAAGAAGAAACGCTGTTGTGAGATATAGCAGAGAAGGGTACAAGCTATGTAAGGAATGCGAAAAAGAGTACCCCGCTACTACTGAATACTTTTACCGTGATAAAAAGGGAAGAGAAGGGTTGCACGGCTACTGCAAAGGGTGCCAAAGCGCAAAGAGAACTTTTACTCTTCCTGATGATACTACAGGAATGCATAAATACTGCACGAAGTGTCAAAGAGAACTACCTGCTACTACGGAGTACTTTCATCGCAATAATATTGGAAAAGGAGGTATCAACGGTGAATGTAAGGCATGTAAAAAAGCTCATCAACAAAAACCAGAGGTAAAGAGGCGAATTTCTTCTCAAAGGCGTGTTTATCGAAACCTCCCTGGTGTGCGAGAGCGACTGCGTGTTTACAGTCACAACAGACGTGCCATCAAGAAAGCCATCCCAGGTACTTATACCTCTGCTCAAATCCAAGATCAACTGAAGAGGCAAAAGCACAAGTGCTACTACTGTCATAAGCGGTTTCAGAAGATCAAGGATAAACATATCTACCACATAGAGCACACGTTCCCACTCAGCAGAGTAGCAGGGACCGACATTCCTGCTAACAGCATCGACTACCTCGTGTTAGCATGTCCGCATTGCAATCACAGCAAGAGTGATAAATTCCCATGGGAATGGGCAGAAGGTGGCAGATTGTTATAAGCAAACAAAATCAGCGCCTAGTCGTAAAGCGAAAGCTAGTTAGAAAGGACATTCTAAAATGAACGATTTTGAGGTCAAACTCATGAACATGGACGATGATGAGTATGAGGCATTTCTAGCAGAGTCGGCGCGTTACTGCGTCGAGAATGGACTACCGATGGCAGGAGAGGCCATGACGCAAGAGATGCAGGACTTGGAAGAGATTGAGAACAAGGACTGCTGGTCGCAAGAGCAGGGCATGCAGGCTCTTGAAGAGGCGATGTGGAAGAAGTATCAGGAGGACATCTCATGAACGCTTTCATCACGCAGCCTATCACGGCTATCCCTCCTGTACATGTTCTCACAGTGACATGCATGTGTTGCTGGTACAGGATGCATCCGACGGCGGAGTATCCAAAGAATTGGAGTAGCACTCTGTGTACGGAGCATAAGGAGTGGTACAGGCAGAGGAAGTCCGGTGGGAAGGCTGGAAGATAACAGACAGCCTTCCCTAAGATCGAGCGAGATGCCGACCTTCGAACTCCGGCATCTCTAGTGAAATAGTAGCATAATTATTCAAGTAAGGAAAGCGAGTAAGGATCATGGCATTCAAAAAAGCGGTAAAGTACGGTAGTTTTCTCAGAATGGCAATAGCAGGACCTGCAGGCAGTGGGAAGACTTGGACAGCTCTTACTCTTGCATCTGTGCTAGCTGGCGAGGGTGAAATTGCAGTTATCGATACTGAGCATGGAAGTGCTTCAAAATATGCAGATCAATTCTTGTTCGACACTCAAGAGTTGACCAATTTCAACCCAAACAACTACATGGCGGCTATCAAGGAAGCAGAGCAGGCAGGCTATGCGGTACTCATCATTGATAGCCTCTCGCACGCCTGGACAGGTTCCGGTGGTCTTATGGAACAAAAGGATATCATTGCTAAGCAGAAGTATAGCAACAATGGTTTTTCAGCTTGGTTAGACGCTGGCAAGATTCAGAATAATCTCGTCAACACCATTCTGAGCAGCAAAATGCACATTATCGTTACTGTCCGCTCTAAGATGGAATACGTTGTCGAGCCTATTAATGGCAAGCAGACACCTCGTAAAGTCGGCCTAGCACCTGTACAGCGCGACGATCTCCCATATGAGTTCGATGTGTTCGCAACGATGGAAAATGACAATACCATGATTGTTGACAAGTCTAGGTGTCCGCAACTATCGGGTCAAGTCATTGCAAAGCCAGGTGCTGAGGTTGCAACGGTGCTCAAAGCATGGCTTGACGGTGAACCTGCACCAGAGTTGCCTGCGCCAGCCCTAGCACAGGAACCCACTCCGATACCTGCTAGGACTGTCAACCCAGACGGCCCTGCTACAGAGCAGCAAATAGCCACTATCGGCAAGCTTCAAAAACAGTTGGGTGAGGAGCCTGCAAACCTAGAAGGGCTTGGATTTGAAGACTGTGCCGCTCTGTTGAGAGAGTACAACCAACGGCTGCAAGAGAAACGAAAGAGCGCATAGCAAGTAGTCGGGCTGCTCTCTCACGAGGGTGGCCCAGAAAGTGAGTTCGAGATGAGATATCTTATCCTCAAATGGTCCATTGAATTGCGAGCCTTGCGTGTTCGCATTATCAGCAGGATTGTAGGTTATCCTACGGGATGTTACGCATGTGGCGATCCATCGTGCTATTCCTGCAACCTCGTGTATGAGGACGAATAGCGCAAGTAGAGGCTAGGTGGGTTGGCTCAAGTGCCTAAGTGCGTCAAATAGACCAACCCACTGCCATATCATAGCCAACCTGGAGCCTGATGTCAAAGTCAGGCTCTTTTTTTTGTGCCCAGAAACAGCTCAATATTTCCGTAAGAAGTTACACAAGGTATCACTTGTCTCACCTCTTGTCATCCTATCTTGATGTGTATCTCATCCTATGGTAAACTTGTTCCATCAACGAATATGTCTTCAGGACATAAAGGTAGCACATCGGATGACGTAACACGGAGGTAGCAATGTCAGTTGATCAACCGGAAGACGAGCAAGTAGAACGTCCCAAGTCCAATAGAGGCTTTGCATCCATGTCTAAGGAACAGAGAAGAATTATTGCATCAAAGGGAGGCAAGGCTGCTCATGCGCTTAAAAGAGCACACCAATGGACCCATGACGAGGCGGTGGCAGCAGGAAAGAAAGGTGGTGGCAGAACATCAGTGACGTATGCAAAACGGGCTGCATTAAGGCATGGTGGCTTTACAGATGAGGAGATACAAGAAAAGCTAGACAGTCTCAACAAGGCTATAGAGGAGTAAAGTGATGAGTGAGAATATTTACCCATTTCAACATAGCCCGTATGAAGACGGTCCTTCACCTGTCAACCCGTTCAAAGATGTCCTTGACATGATACGGGATTCACAAGTGAAGGCTGCGAGAATAGTGGAAGCTACAAAGGAGCAAGAGGCAGAGATTATAGAAGCAGCAACACAGAAAGAGGAGTTACACAAGCATGATTACCGCGTGACAGGCGGGATGTATTTCGCTATACGATACTGCATAAGATGTGGTAAGTCGTGGCGATTGCCACTACGCTATGACGACTTTGAAGATCCTCCTGTAGCAGAGTGGGAGACGATTAGCGAGCCTGTAGACTTGAGTGTGCCTATTTTACCAGACTATGAGGGATAGACAATGAGCGAAGATATCACACAAGATCCTGAGTATCGCAAAGGATACGAGAGAGGCATTGAAGCATACAGAAGAGAACAGTCTCTAGAGGTGAAAGGGTTTCATGCTGGCTACAACGCACTCAAGACACCTAAGACTGTAGAGAGTAAAGCTGTCCCTGACAACTCAGAACGAGGCTGGCCGTCTCTCTCAACTCTTGAGGAGAGAATTGACGAACTTGAGAAGAGACTGAATAAGCTTGAGTGGTACACTGAGGAATAGAGCCGTATGAATGATCCATGGCAGGCTATCAGAGAGCATAATGCTCAATTGCGTCAATCCCAATCTAGCAGATTGCAGCAAGTCTCCGATGCGCAGGACCTCAAAAAGAAAGAATTTGAATATCAGCAGGCTATCAGAGAGCAAGCGCGGCGTGAATTGGAGCAGCGTCAAGCAGAAGCAAGGCGCATTGTAGCGCAACAAGCTACAGACCGCAAAGCTCATAATGAAGCATCTCGCAATGCCCTACTGACTCAATCTGCTCAAGATTTGAGGATTGCACACCAGAGGAGTCACGACGCACGCCTCGTAGCCAAACAGAACTTACAGGAAAGGCAACAGGTTGTGAGGAATGGCAGTCCAATTGAAACCGCATTCTTTGAGGCATGGTGTGTAGCATATCCAGATATCACGCTTATTCGTCAACATCAGGTTCTCAAGTATCGACTAGACTTTGCTCATCTAGACACAAAAATAGCTATTGAGTTAGACGGTCATAGTTTTCATAGTAGCAGGAAAGACCGCAATAAGGACTACAAGCGACAAAGAGAGATAGAAACTTTTGGTTGGTCTTTTGTTCGGTTCACAGGCAGTGAGATATTTCAAGATGTGGGTAGCTGTGTAGAGATAGTGGCAAAGCGCATTAAAGAGCATATGGCGAGGTAGGCATGGTCAGGTGAGGTAGCGTCAGGTTCGGTCTGGTTAGGTTTGGAGCAGCATGGTCAAGCTAGGTTTGGCAAGGTAGGCGGGGCACGGTAGGCATGGTGTGGATTGGTACGTTGTTGCGGGGTGATGCGTGGCTTGTCTAGGTTAGGTATTGCAAGGTTGGAGCGGTGTGCCAAGGTGAGGAAAGGTCAGGACTGGTGAGGTTTGGTACGGCGTGTCTGGGTGAGGATTGGCATGGTTGGTGAGGTTGGGTTGGGCTAGGCAGTGCGCGGTGATGCTAGGCCCGGTAGCGCATGGCCCGGTAGCGCATGGCAAGGTTCGGACTGGTTCGGTGCGATTCGGTTCGGCATGGTCCTGTAAGGCATGGTTGGCAAGGTATCGTATAGCGCGGTACGGTTCGGTATTGCAAGGTATGGCGCAGCATGGTAGGCAAGGGCAGGCACGGTAAGGTTGGGCGGGGCACGGACAGGTATGGCAAGGTACGGTATGGCAAGGTTTTATTTGTTTTCGATTAGTTCAAGGAGAGGTCTAACAGCATGATACGTTCATTTCAGGTTCAAATCACAGGGATTACACCAGTGATCATTAATCGCTTTCATGAAGAGGCTGCTGAAGAGGCAACTAGTAGTATGAGGTCAGCACGCAAAGAGCGACCAGCCCCACAAGAAGACGCGGCTAGCCGTCTCTATCAGAATGGGAATGGCCCGTTCTTGCCTGCTGAGAACGTCAGACAAAGCATCATTGAAGCTGCAAAACGTTTCAAGCTTGGGAGACGGGCTGCTACAACCGACGTAGCTGCAGCGGTATTCATATCACCTTTTGAGCTTCCACTAGAAGGTGAGTGGCATGTGGACAGTAGAGCAGTCGTTATTCCTGCAACGGGTGGGCGTATCTTGCGACACAGGCCGATGTTCGATGAATGGAGTGTCAAATTTCAGCTCCAAATTGACACAGACACAGGCATTGATGAGAAGCTTATAAAAGAGGTATTAGGGAGTGCAGGAAAGCTAGTAGGAATAGGTGATTTTAGACCAGCTCGCAAGGGACCGTATGGCAGATTTAGTATAGACTCTTGGGAGCAAGAGTAGAGATGAAACGCTTTGGGCTACCCACATACCCAATAGCTGATGGTATGCTCGTCAGGAAAAGACCACCTGACGAGCTACAGTGGCTTATAGACCACGGTTTCTTCGTGTCCTGGAGTTATCATCACCTCATTGTAAAGCTTCCTAATGGGATTTACAGGCTTTACCGCAACACGCAGCCAGTAGGACAAATTGAAGCGGAAGCAGCCACGCTTGACGAACTGATACGGGACAACAGCGTGCCGATTGCGATGTACCAATGGCATGATGACAGAGGTGAGGATTTGGCATGAGTGAGCCTGTAAAAGACGCCTTCCTCATCCTCTTCATCATTATCCTCACTGCCGTGTTTATCTACCTTATCATGATGTCAGGTGCTCTAGAGCCATATGATGATGAAAGTGAGAATGAATGAATGATAGGACGATTGAAGCGCGTAGTGAGAAGACACTATATCATCACCTATTTAGTAGCAGTTCTCATCATCATAGGTCAATTCTGCTGTCAAGCCTATCTCGTATTCACAAATAGCGATAAGACGCTCTACCTTGCTATTCCAACTCTTCTTACAGCTTGGATACTAGCAGCAGCAGAGCAAATAAGGACATTAGAGACGATAAGAAGAGAAGCGTACCTTGCTGCGATTAGGAGGATCAATAGGCTCAACTAGGGAAGCATCTCAAGTATATCCGTATGCATGAGATAGAAGGCAGAATTGGCAGATTGAATGCATGAGATGAGATTGAAAGTATGGGAATTTGACAAACTGCTGAGATGTGAGCTATACTGATGTCTGTAAATTTGCGTTTAACGACACCAGAAAGGGAAAAGCTATGTCTCAATCTCTCGACACTACGGATTTCTCAGCCTCTTTGCAAAACGCTACAGGTCAGTTATCAAAGAGATCTAAGCGCATTTATGAGAATGATGCTAAGGTCTTTGCAAAATGGCTTCTTGATTATAATCTAATACCTGATGTGTTTAGCCGTTCTCATGCCATTGCTTACAGAGCATACCTAGAAGAAACTTACCAGAAAGCAACGGCTAAACGGATGTTATCGGTAGCACGTCGTATCTTTGCAGAGCAGGTTATGAGTGGCAAGAGATCTGATAATCCATTCCAGGATGTAAAAGGGTTCACCGTTGCAAACGAGACGACACATACAGCATTGACGAAAGAGCAAGCTAAAGAATTGCTAGATGCTATTGACCAATCAACGCTTATTGGGAAACGTGATTATGCTTTAGTCTCTCTTTTGCTACGAACTGGGATCAGGCGTTCTGAATGTGCTGCTCTCGACATTGGGGATTTGCAGAATGAGCAGGGCCATACTATAGCAGTCATCCGTCATGGCAAAGGAGACAAAAGGCGCATTATCAAAATCCCTGTTGATGTCTTTCGATCAATCCAAGTATATATCAAAAGCGTTGATAGAGTGCGTGATCCATTAGATGCTCCGCTCTTTGCTGGTTTTGATCGGTGGCTCCGCTCTACTGGTGAACGCATTAGCGATAAGCTGATAGAGCGAACGGTCAAATATTATGGCAGGCTCATAGGGGTACCGAAGCTTACACCGCATGGTCTGCGAGCAACATTCATCACGTTGGCTCTTGAGGCAGGTGCTACCCTCTTGCAAGTCCAATATGCAGCAGGCCATGATGACCCGCGTACTACAGAGCGCTATCAAACGCGAAAGCTGAATTTGGATGATAATGCAGTAGACAAGCTAGCGTTCTTGAGCAGGGAGTGAAAGAGGGATAAATCAACCTCACCAGATGGCCCACAACTGCCTTTGCCAAGACCAAACGATACAGAGTACCTAGAGCACTAGATGGCCTCTGAAGCTTATCCTAGTGTCATATGGTAGAGGTGATATTGTGAGCCCGCTTCACAGGCGGATCTAGCAATCTCATCTATTTGTACTGATGAGATACTTGTCATGGTGTGTGGACAAAGTGTGAATAGTATTCTATACTAGAATTGATGAGAGAGCAGGGGAATTTCTCCTATTCCTTTGGGGAGTGAACGCCTCTTCCATTCAGTTAGACCGTCTCTTGTTTTTATGTCAAACTGTTCTCTCTTCTTATTCGGTATTTACGCATGTCGAATGTGTGAATATAAAAGGTGAGGAAGTACCTCACTTGTACCTTGTTCTATATCCTAACCAGCAACTTATCGAGCATACCAATGAGATTGGGTGAGCCGAGCATCCAAGTGCTCGGCTCTACTCACAGGAACATCAATCTGGAGAGTGGCGGAAAATGGTAGACGCTCTCATCTTTAGAGATGCATCTTTAGGGATGACTTAGCTTTGAGGCCAACCAGTCGGGGTCAAGCAGAAGCAAGAGGTAGCAACTCGACCGACGAACGAGCAAACTATCTTATGTGAGGTGCAAATCCTCACCTCTCCACCAAGAAGGAAGATTTATGGATGATGAAATAAAGATAGGCGAAATAGAGAACGATGCGATTGCATTGACGCTCTACTTCCCATCAGATGAATTTCAGAAGATGAAAAGCATTCTTGAAGAGTATGACAAGAGAAAGATGGATGAGTACGATGTTATGCCCAAGCTCATGTATTGGGCTTATAAGTCTATCAGATCGAATATCCACTCAATAGACTTGCAAAATAAGCTCAAACCGTAAAGGGACTGACATGAACGACGAACGCAAACCATGGGATCAACTAGAGGACGAAGGCGAGTCGTCGCTCTGGTATGGCCGATTTAGGGCCTACTTGCTCATGGGTTTCAAGCGTTCTGTCAATGCGGTATTTCAACAGGAATTGGAGGAAAGAGGAGGCGATTGGAGGGATGAAGCATATGGCAGTTGGTACGATTATGCGAAGAAGTATAGATGGGATGATCGTGTAGCAGCATATGATGCACATTGGATAGAAGAACAAGATAAGCTCATTGCACAAGAGCGAGAGGTGGTTATACGCACTGGATTTGCTTTACAGCACAAGCGCATTGAAGCATTAAACAGCACATTAGAAGAACTTCTTGAGATGAAAAAAGATCATGATAAAGTGTGGTTACCTGATGTAAAAGCAATAGGAAACGGGCCAAATGCAGAGCGTGTTGATCTTGTAAATTTCAATGCTCCGCTCTTTACGCTTATAGAGAAGTACGCAAATAGTATAGCTGCTGAAATGGGCGAAAGAGTCAAGAGGAAAGATATCACCGTAACAGAGTTGCCACCTAACGTGTACCTATTTGATCCAGATGATGATGGAAGTGTTATACAAGCAAAAGAAGGTGAGGAAGATGAGAGAGCATAAATACAGAGCATGGCACAAACGAGAGAAGAAAATGCATGAAGTGATGTGTATTTACTTTGGGGTGAAATACGGCATGGCTCCTAGTGATCGCGCTGACTTGGTAAGCCTGGAATATAAGAGTGAACACTACCGTGTAGGTGAACAGGTTGAGCTCATGCAGTACACAGGACTCAAGGATTGCAAAGGGCAAGAGATCTACGAGGGAGATATCGTTAAAGATCTTCAGTACATTGGTCAGATTTTAGGTGAACATGAGGTTAAGTATGATGAAGATATGCAACTTAGGCCATTTCACGAAATAGACGGGTATGATGGGGAAATATGGATGGATGGAAGAAGGTATGAAGTCATAGGCAATATTTACGAACGTCATAAATTGGTGAGGGAGGAAGATGGTAGCCAGTAAGCCGTACCTCACCACCAACTATAACAAGCTCAAAGTCTCCAAGGACAATCGCCCCTACCGTGCGTTTGGGGGAGCCCTCGAAGCATGGAAGTCTGGTGATAGAGAGGCATTATTCTCAGGACCAGCAGGAACCGGCAAGAGTAGATTGATACTGCAAAAAATCCACTTCTGTGCTCAAAAATACCCCGGCATGCGTGCTATCATGTGTCGCAAAACGCGCAAAAGTCTAGCACAATCTGCCATGGTGACATACGAGAAAAAGGTGTTACCTGCTGGCTGGCTAGAGAATAGATATGTTCACTTCAACACCACAGATCAGCAGTATGAGTACTGCAATGGCTCAATTATAGCCGTAGGTGGCCTAGACGACCCTTCCAAAGTGATGTCTTCTGAATGGGACATGATCTATCCTCAAGAGGCTACAGAACTGCTAGAAGACGACTGGCAAGCATTAGTTACAAGACTGCGTAACAACGTCATGCCATACCAACAAATTCTAGGGGACTGCAACCCAAGTTACCCTACACACTGGCTCAAACAGCGCTGTGAGCGCGGCACAACACGTATGATCCTCTCCAAGCATGCAGACAACCCAAGCCTGGACAAGGACTATCTCAAGTCTCTCAAGAACTCTCTACACGGTGTGATGAAGCTACGCTTATTCGATGGCATATGGGCTGCAGCAGAGGGACTGGTATACGACAATTGGGACCCGGCTGTCCACATTGTCACGAAAAAGCAGCTCACAGACTGGAATATCTTTCATCCTGACGGCACGCTCAACCGACTCAAGATCAAAAGTGTTGTAGCTGGTGTTGACTGGGGGTTTACCAATCCAGGTTCAATTGGCATTTATGTGATTGATAATGACAATAGAATGTACATGATGCGAGAAGTGTACAGAACAAGACGACTTATTGGTTGGTGGGTAGAGCAAGCACAAGCGTTACATAAGGAGTTTAACGTTGATGAGTGGATATGTGACCCGTCTGAACCTGCTTACATCAGTGACTTTTGCAATGCAGGTTTGAACGCGTTTGGAGCAAACAACGAAATCAGGCCAGGGGTTGACGCAGCACTCGAGCGTCTTGATGTACGTGCCGATGGGAGAGCAGGTTTCTACATGTACGAATTTGCGCTCCAAGACAGGGATGAGTTGCGAGACAATAGTCACCAACCCGTCTCCTTTGAGAATGAGATCAATGCCTATGTATGGCCTCAATTAAAAGACGGACAACCTGTAAAAGAAGTACCTGTAAAACTGAACGACCATTCAATGGATCAATGGAGATATACGTGCAAACACTTACATGTAGACTCTGGTATCACAGAACTTGATAGTAACCTTGTAGAGTCGTTATACAGCTATGTGGGGTACTGATATGGGATTTATGTCACAAATGTGGAACGCTGGCCGCGCGTGGGTAGCCGCTCGCCGTGCCTATGACGAGCCAGGACTTGGTGGTCAATATCGTTCGTACTACAGGAGGATGTCAGAATATGACTTGCTTTGGAGTTACTACAACAGCTCAGCTTTTGACAAGGCTGCCAGATTCCTCAATAGTCAGGCCAGCGGAACCTATGGGCCTTTCCTCTGGGACCGATATAAGGCAAATTATAATCTGTACAGAAACATTCGTCTCATATACAACCCTACAACGCGACTCGTCAACTTCTATGCTGGACAGATCTATCCAGGTATACTCTCTGAAGACGGCTCAAAACTACCCGATGGAGTTCCCTTGGCTATCCCCTTTAGTGACGACACATCTCCTGCTCTCAAGACGGCTATAGCGCAATTGTGGACATGGAGCAACTGGCAACAGAAGAAAGCAGTTGAAGTTCGCTACGGAGCAGCAC